CGGCTAGAGGAGCGTTCCACGCTCCTTCACCCCATGTGCCTCGACCCCAACCAGTAATGTTCGCCATTGGTTAGCCTTTTGTTAGGCTATTCTAATAATAGCGTTTGATGCGTCTGCTGTTGGAAATTGAATTGTAAAAGTGCCTGCTGTAGATGTTTTATTAGATGTGAAATCTAAAACAGCAACTGCTTTATTACTATCAGAACTATTATAAATTAAAGCTCCCATTGCAGTAATTGTCGCAGTTGTAAAACTTAAATCAGCAAAATCTGTAAATGCAGTTGTTCCAGAAGTAGTTGGATCTACTCTTGTTAAAGTACCACCACCAGTTGCATAAGTTCCACTTGAAGCAACTTCACCAGTTGTTACAAGTGCAGTTGTTGTTGCTCCTAATGTTGCAGTTGTTGATGATTTTCCGCCACTTCCCTCTGCGTATAAAGCTAGTTTAAAAGTGTCTCCACCAGAGTTTTTGAAATTGTGTACACCTTCTAGTAACTCTTGCTTGAAGGAAGTACACATTGCTTGTGCTATAGCCATATTAGAGTCTCCTTATATATTCAGCCATTTCCTTGTGACCACTTGATCGCAAGGCTTGAATGATTGTACCACGCTCTTCCTTTCTTGCCAAGAGAAGATAATGATGAATTATCCCTTTCAGTTGTTCTTTAAATAATTTAGCTTGTTCTTTCAAATGTGAAGGTGCATCTTCTGATACACTTGCAATTTTTTCGACAGCTAGATCTGCTATTTGTTCATTACTCAAGCCTCCTTGTTCTGAGGTTTTTACAATTACACTTCCTAATTGTGATACATTAACATTAAACATTATTTAACCTCTTGTGCTAAATTAAAAGAAATTGAAATTCTATCTTCGTCTGATAAATTAGGCTCTACTTCATGTTGAAGCCAACTAGGAAACATTACCACTTGACCTTCTTCTGGTTGAATACGAAGAGTTGTAAACTGATGTTGTTGTAGTTCATGGCTTTGTTTTTTGTATATTGGCTGTGGATAGCCTTGTCTTGGTTCTCCTATTTTAAAAACAAGAGAGCCACATTTTGGAGGACACTGCACATAATACACTCCAGCCCAATGACATCCAGGATGCGTATGTTGTGTATTATAAGCATATTTTTTATTTACCATTGCCCACAAGCTAGTTATTTTTAGGTCAAACTTATATTCCTCTACTTCGCAAATTTTTTTCTGCAACTCATCAATAATATTTGTGAAGAAGTTAATTTTTTCTGGTGCAAAAGATATTGCAGACTCAACATAGTTACTATGCCAACCTAATACATTGCTTACTTGCAGACCTTCTTGTTTTTCTTTCCAATCTAAAATTATTTTTTTAAGTTTTTTATTTATCTCTTCATGTTGTTTAATGTTATAATGAAATACGGGAACAGAAAAAAACAATTCTCTTGTCATTTCTTTATCCATTTATTTTTCTCCTCATAAGTTAAACCTGGTATATCTTCTCTACCAATTATATTTGGTGTTGCATCTAATGGCTCTGGTGGTTCTAGTTTGGATTTTCTTGTAATCAACATACTGCCATTTGTAGCAGTAGAGACAAGTGGATCATCTAATCTATGATAGCCATATAGTTTTTGATCATTTGGCACATTCATATCAAGTAAAGATGAATTGTGAGCGATGTTAACTTTTACACCTTTTGATATAGCAATAGCCAACCAAAACTCACAACAAGCTCTACCTGCTTCTGCAAAGTTAACTGCTTTGTGAGTAAAATCTATTCCGTATAAATGTAAATCTGTAACTTTTTGCGATATAGCATATGCAAATGAATAAGATACAGTATTATTAAAATAAGCATATCCAGTTTTTTGAATTACTTCTTGTAATGGAAACTCTACAACATCTGGACATCTTTTATCTAAAGTGCAACTAAAAATAGGAATATTTATTTTTTGTTTCAATCTATCTGACATGATAGTTGTTTGTTTACCAGCATTAGGTGTATCAAGAAACCTTGATGGTGGATCCATCATAAAACACTTATCGTGATAAATTACTCCAGACATGGAGTTTATTGCCCAAACCTCATCAAACTTTTCGCTTCTTATTTTAGCTAAAATGTACTCTGAAAAACTATTGCCTAAACCAACAATAGCTATGCTTTTCTTCTTCATATAAGATACTATACATAATATCTTATAAACGTCAAGACTTAGGAACTTTTACCAACCCATCTCTGTAAGAGTCAGAATAATTTCTACCTTCAGAATATACTTTAAGTCTTGTTATAGCTTCCATATATCGATCATTGTATAGTTTAATTAGATCATTTTCACCTTTCATGAAGGTGTAAGCCTCTACTAAACTTGCATAAAGTAAAGCATCTGGGGCATTTGTGCTAATCCATGTTGTACCACTATCGTCTGTAGTAAGAGAAGCGGGTCTATAATAATAGTGCAACTCTACAGAAAAATCACTATTTGGTGTAGGGGCTACTATAAATGTATCTACATCAAATTGTGCATAATATATTGGAGAGCCAGTAGTTGCTGGATTAGGAGTATATTCTTGTAAGAAGTTTACATCTTTTTGTAACAAAAAAACATTTTCGCTACTAGCGTTCACATAGGATAAAGAGTGCGTTGCCAAATAATCTGAAGGTTTTTCAAGAAACTTATTACCACTTGTCATTGTACCAGTAACATTTTTTCTAAAATAATCTAAGTCTACTGATTTAAAAATTCTTTCTTCTGCGTTTTTTATAAAAAAAGGTATTTCTGCTACAAACGTAGTTTCATCGTTCTCTGTCCATTCTTGAATTGAAGCTGTCAATGTTGTTAATGTAAAACTCATGCCACACTCACTGTTACACTACCAATACTACCTGTAACCTCAAAACTATCAAGTTTTTTTGGTATATGGCTATCTGTATAGGTAGGCTTATCAATAGGATTAGTTGTAAACACTAAAAAGTCAACAGGCACTGTAGGACTATCAGGCCTAGCGTTTTTTATCGCTTGACCGTCAACTGGGACATTAAATGGGCCTAACTGTGGGTGTTTTCTTTCATATTCATCTGGTCCAACTAAAGAACCATTCCACTCAAGTTTCATATCTCTAAGTCGATATCTCATACCAGATCTGTCAGATATCCCAAACGAGTGTTTACCTGAAGCAAATCTACCCATCAGTTGCTCCTAAAATATTGATACTCTGGGGTAACAGTAAAGCTTGATCTATCTCTGTCCTCGCCCATAGCTCTTTCAAACTCTTCTTCGTAAATAACCTTTAACATTTGAGTGAGTTGAGGATTTTTTTTCAAGGATAAATAATAAGCAAGGCCAGCTGTCAAACAAGGATAAAACCTAAATGGTATCTCAAGTGTGTTCACAGGAGCATCTGCATCCTGTATTCGTGTCAGGGCGTCATAAATTATAACGTCTGTACTGTTTTCAGGTGCAGGCCAAATCTTTAAATTAGGTGTGATTTGTCTATCAAGAAAAAATTGTGTCGGACGTCCTGTTGAAGTTTTTGTAGGTATTGCTAAATAGCTGTCTCTACTAATTCTACTTAAACTAAAATCAGTGCTGCTTCGTCTAACAACAGCTGAAAGTATGTCGATTACATCTGTGCCCAAAGAATAGTCTGTATCATTCGCAGTCAAAGATTGTGTTCTCTGCTCTATTGTCCATTGATTTAAACCACGATTAGCCCATTCAGCTAACATTAAATTCATGGATCTTTTTGCAGTTTTTAAATCATAGCCTGTTCTTACTTCAAGACCACATCTTTCAAAAGCCTCCTCTATATATTCTGCTACGTCTAATTCAAAATCTGTTGAGCTTGATGTTGCCATGTTTAATCCTTATACAAGTTATCAAATGTAACACTAGGGTCCATATAACTATTATCACATTCTGCGTTATGAATCCACTGGCTTGGTTTAAAATCAGGTGCACCCTCACCAGTCTCCCATAATGCAGGACTTGTTGCACGAACCCTGTTATTAGGTAATGCTACTATATTTCCAGTCCATTTACCAGCATCAGTTAATTCTATTACATGACTTTGTTTGTGTTGAGCAGGATCATCAGCTATATCTGACTCTGTATAATCTACGGTAAAAAGATATTTACCTGTGTAAAACTTACCATCGATCTTACATTTCCAAGGACTAGAGCTCACTCGGTCTAGTTTTATTATTGAATGATGATGAGAACTACAATCCCAAGGTTGGACTAAATGAACAGGCATAGGCTCTGGCCAATTGTCCAAAGGAGTATCTGCAACTAGAGCTGTGATCGGCATACGAGCCCACATAGCCCCACCGTTAATATTTTGACTTTCATCAAAATCAGACTCACAACCTGTAAAAATCATTTGAAAACTTAAACATCTATCAGGCACGGTAGTGACTGCAATAGCCATAGCATGAATAAATTCACCATGATATTTTTCGTGATTGTGCGTATACTCTCTTCTCACCCAGCATTTAAAATGCGGGATGTTACTTTGAAGATAAGGCACTTATGCTCGGCCGCCTCTTCTCATCTTTTTAATAGCACCGCCTTTAGCAAAACCTTTTTTCTTCATGCCAGCTGCACCGCCACCCATCATCTTTTTGACAGCACCACCTTTGGCGTAACCCTTCTTTTTCATTCCGGCTGCACCGCCGCCTCTCATCTTTTTCACAGTTCCGCCTTTAGCGAAACCCTTCTTTTTCATTCCGGCTGCACCGCCACCCATCATTTTGGCGTAACCTTTTTTCTTCATATTTTTTTTCTTTTTTGCTGGCATTTTGCCCTCCTTTGTTAACTACTGACTGAACCCTGTGTAACCTTACGTCTGTTTGCCATAACAGCTCCACAGCCTCTGGCTACTACACTACCTGTTTTTACTTTACCTTTAAAGGGTCTTTTTGCTTTTGTGCTAGGTATTGCACCTCCAGAACCCATTTTTCTTACTTTAGCTGCTGGTGTATTACCCACAACTGTTTTACCTTTTGCACCTGCTTTTTTCTTTTTTCTTGCTGTAGCGGCACGTTCTGATTGGGATAAGCTATTTGCCTTTGCTCGTGGTAAACAACGATCTGGATTTTTTTTATCTTTGGATGTACCGCAAGGCCCTTTAATCTTACCGTCAGTGCCGATTCGCACCCAATCTTGCTTTAACCATTTTTTTAATTCACCCACTAGCGACCCTTTCTTTTACCGCCCTTGGCCTTTTTTGCGTAATTTGGATCTTTACAATATTTTGAGGCGGCTAAATTTGCATATGCACTAGGATATGTATCAAAGGTTCGTTTTGCCCATGCTTTACCTTCAGGACATATTTTACTACCTTTGCTTTTTGCTGCACCGCCCTTTTTAAAATATGTAACAGTTTGTTTACCTGGTTTGGGTCCAGTTCTTACAACGGTCATGCTGTGCTCCTCTGTTTTCTAATACTATCTTTACCTTTTTTAAATATATTTGCAACTTGAGTTTTGCCCATCACTTTTGCTCTTTGTTCACCGACCGTAAGTATTTGTATCTTTCTCGCAAACGGTTTATTGATTTTTTTAACCTTGGCAACAGTTGCTCTGGCATCCGACGGCGTAGCAAATTTAATACTAACCGTGTCCTTAGGGTTTTCGTCCGTATATAAGCGTCTGCCAGAACCTTTCGGCTTTTTTCCTGTTCCAACTTTAGGATCTTTTTTTCTTTTTTTTGTCATTTTTTTTCGCTTTACTAGGCAATAAACCCTTATTTACAGCTCTTGCTCTTTCACTAAACCCCAGTTTTTTTTTACCTTTTATTTTTTTTCTTATTGTTTCTAGTCTTGCTACCATTTTTAAGTAAACTTCCTAATATTTTAGATTGATTAGCATGAGCTCTACTTGCTTTTTTTAATTTACCCTGTACTTTTTTGACTTTTCTTTTTGCTACACCTGTTAAGGCCATTATTTACCCCCTACAAAAATAAATACGATTGATATTAGCTGTAACACTACACCAGCTATTAACATCCACACACGCCTATCAATTTTGTCAATTTGTGCCTGTAGATGTGTAAGATGGTTACTTTCTAATCTTTTTATTACTTCTTCAAGTACAGACATTCTTTTATCTAAATTATGTAAAAAATCTTTTTCTCTCTTAGTTGCCATTAACACTTCCATCGTCTTCTTGCTTGTCTTAGTCTACTATTAGGATTTTTAGCTGCTTTCGGAAATTTTTTCATCTGGCCTGCACTTCTCGCACAAAATGACTTTCTCCGTTTTGCGGCTGCTGAACCCTTTTTTACCTTGCCTGTTACAGCTGTTTTAAGCTTACTACCCGGATTATCGCGTCTGTATTTAGCTACCCCAGCTGCTGTCATGCCCGCCCCTTTTTTAGTGGGGCGGTAATATTTTTTTGTTCTAGGCGGTTGTTTGTCCCTTTTCCTAGTCATAGTTCTTTCTCATTTCAAGCGTGATAGTATAAGTATCTGCACTTGAATGACCTACCGTTGTAAAAAGAATATCTCCTGTTACACCAGAACCTGCATTATTTTTTAAGCCCCCAAAGCTAGAATAGTCGTGATAACCACTTTGGTTTTCACCTAATTCTATTATAAAAGCATTTGAAGTGGCATCAAAAAACAACCGAGTTTTCATGCCTACACACTGCCACCATATTTTTTCTATGGTTACACCTGTGCAAGTTTGTCCATGACCATTTGTGTTTAAAGCACTTACATCCACCTTTTTGACTTCAGACTCACCGGTTCCATCAGAAATATTTGTAAACTTCTGAATGACCTTTTTATCGCCATCAAAAATAGTTTGAGATGTTACTGCGTCAGCCATTTGTATCTCCTAACTAAGCTTCGTAGCCCATTAATTCAATAAACAATTTACCTGCTGTATAATCGGCATCTGTTGTATCACCAAGGGTTAAATATAAAAACTCATCAGCAGCTGGCACCGCAGTGAAATAAACTTTACTTCCAAGAGTTGCATCACCAGCATTAACCAATAATGTTTCTGTTAAACTTGAAATAGCACCATCTTCTACACCAGTACCTTCTGTTGCAGAATGTACGTTTATGTCTGGATCACCACCTGCTGGTGCTTCAAAACACTCCATACTACCTGTTAAGATTGTACCGTTTCTAGCAGCTGTAATCTGACCTATGTGACATACATTAGATGTACCGTTAACACCGATGATGTCTCCAGATGCAGTTGATCTTAAACCAGTCAAGTCAATTAAAATTCTTGTTGTTATAATTCCACCAACTCTTTGAACAGAACTTCTGTAAATGGTTCCTGTTCCACCAGTAATACCTGTGCCAGCTTCTACTGGCATAGTGTTAGCATCAAAAGATGAGATTCCACTTGAGTTGATGCTTGATAGTGTTGTGATTGCACCTGTAGAGGCATTTTTACTTATAGAAGTAAAACCACCTTCAGATCTTATAGGACCTGAAAAAGTTGAATTAGCCATATGTTTCTCCTTGTCTTGGCTATTGTCGAAGTTAATTCTTCGTCAAGGTACTTCTATTATACATAAAAAAAGGGGCCTGAAAAGACCCCTTATAAAATATGTAAATATTTTTATGCTCCAGGAGTTGCGAATACACATCTCCAGTCGGAAACACCAAAGCTGTAACGCTCTCTGGCTTTAAATCTCATGTTTCCTGTATCAAAATCGCCTTCCATAGCTGTCTTGATAGGTGAACGGTTGAAATATTTAAAACCGTTTGGTGCATCAGTCTTGATGAAGAACGCATCTGTGTCTGTTAAGAAGTGGTTTACAACCGCTCCTTCTGGTAACATACCCATGTTTTTGATTGCGTTTGCATCATTGTCTGAAGTGCCAACTCTTAAATTACTGTTCATAATTCTTTCAGCAGTAAACTGTAATTCTTTTGGAATTATGAGTTTTGTGCCTCTTACAGCAATTTTTAACCCTCTTTCGTCTTTGAAACCAGCAATATCAATCAATGCCTGCTCAAGTGATGTTTCATTTAAGTCAGAAGCAGTTGATAAAATGTTGCTTTGGTTACCATTGATGGTTGGGTGAGAAGCAGATGCTAATGCAGCACCGTCACCGATTGCACTACTTGTACTAAACGCATTGTTTAGGATAGCAGCTGCTTTGATCTGTTTGGTCTGTGCCATAGATCTAGCTAATGCTTTGGTGTATCTACTTGCAAGTCTATCATAAAGATTATCCTCAATTGCCTCCTCAGTGATTGAGAAAGCAAGAGCAATAGTCTCATGTGTATATCTTGCAGTAAATGTTTCTTGTGCATCATCAAAGCTCACAGCTCCACCTTCTGATTTAGTCGGTGCAGTTGAAAAGCCTGCTAACATCACTTCTTCTTCAAACGCTCTATCTGATGACTCTTCATCAAATATTTCTGCGTGTTCATTTTCATACCTGTCATACTCAAGGCCAAATAAGGCATTAAGACCAGGCTCTAGCTCTTTCGCTAATTGTGCTCTTGATATAGCCATACTCTATTCTCCTTATATACCAGTATTGGCAGCGGTACCAACGGCAGCCGCAAAGCCTGAGTTAAAGTGTCCTAGAAGACGTACAATATACTGATGACCCAATGCTGAGTAATCTGTATTGCCTTCATCTTCATACAACCCTACAATTCTGACATCCAAAGTTGCTGTTGTTGCAGCTGTAGATATGTCAAGCATATCAGTAGACTGACCCGTGTTGGTGCTACCGTTATTTACACTTGCCATACTAGCATTTGCAAAAATATCAGCCAAGGCTGTCGCTCTATTTGTGTTAGTTCCGTCTGCAACTACTGTGAATAATTGCATAGGGTTGTCAAATACAAACGCTTTTATAGGGAAGTTTGTATCAACACTGACATTATTTGATCCTGGCCAAAAGTTTTTAAATGTTGTTTTCTTTGTGCCTGAATCGACATATTCAACACCATAAAAAACTCCTAACGGTGCAACCGCTTGGTCAGTTATGTCTATGACTCCTGCCGCAGTAGGAATTACTATACCACCTTGATAGATGGCGTTTGTATTATCGGACGCAATTTCATACTGTGTAGTACCAGTAGTGTTAGCACCCGCACCTACTAACCCAATAGGACGTAAGCCATAGCCGCCTGCTAAATTATTAGCCATTTAAGTCTCCATTAAAGTTAAAAGTTAAGATTTTTTCCCTCCGAAGCTCACGCGAGACTGACGATCTGGTCTACTAATTGTCATAGTAGAATGAGCATTTTCTCTCATCATATCAGAATCTACTGCTTCCATTTGATCTGCACTTCTTGCATTAAAGTAAGCTGTGCGTTCTGCAACAGTTTCTTCTGGTATACGAGCTAAAATTAGTCCACCAACTCCAAATACACCCTCATACTTGCCTGAATCTATAACTGGTGCTTCAAAATCTGGATATTCATCTTTTCTTACGAGTTCCCAACCTTCTCGTATTCTAGCAGAGATGTTCTTACTATCGTTGAACCCTCTGGTTTCCGCTCTTATCCAGCGATGTTTAAAGCCATCAGGTGCAGGAGGTGCGTCCAACATAGATGGTGGAGCCCACGGTTTTCTTGCAGCTGTCTTTTCTCTTGTATTAGATGTTCTAGGAGACCTCGAAATAGGTTTCTCAAACATTTCGTCTTGTGTTGCCATAATCAATTACTCCTTCACATATTTTGCGTACTCTTCTAAAGGAACGCCTAGTTTTTTTGCTAACGCAACCTGTCTTGCTGTAAGCTTGACAGACTTCTTCCCACTACTACGTCCAGAACTTGATCTTGACGCGGAGGCTACGTTCTGGACGAGTTTTTTGCCTTGCGTCTTACTAGCAAACTTATGAGGAAACTCTTCGCTCATACGTTTATCTAATTCAGTATAGTATTCATCAGTCTTTGGGTCAATACCATCTTGTTCTACTAATTCTTTATGTATTCCAAAAGCAGCATAAGTCATCGCACTATCATTACCAAACCAATCGTTACGCTCTGCCCAAGCCTGAGCTTTTGGGTCTGGTGGGGGCGGAGCAACAGGTTGTTGAGCCTGAGGTTGCACCTGCGGCTGTGCTTTAAGCTGCTCTTCTTTTTTCTCTTGAGCCGCTCTTGCTTGACTTGCTCTGTCAGCTTGGACTGCTAATTGACTAATTTGTTTTTGAGCGGCCACAGCAGCTTCAGTGTCACCTAAATCCATAGCTGCTTTAAGGGTGGCTTCTGCTTGAGCCATTTGACTATCTACTCTACCAGTGTACTCACTTAAATAACTGGTATCCATTTTGTTAAGACGATTTTTTAACTCTTGGTTTTCTTTTTCCTTTTGCTGGGCGAACCTGAGGGCTTCATCTGCGTTTTTTTCGTGATCCCGCATTTTTTTAGTAAGCCTGTTAATACGCTTTTCAGTTTTGTTTTTAGCTTCTTCAAACTGGTCTTCAGCTGGGTCAGCTTCTTGTATAATTGTAGTTTCAGCATTTTCTGCCGCGTCTTGGACAGGGATTTCAACATCTTGAGCCTCCTCTTGCTGGTCTATTTCTAAGTCTAATTGTTCTTCTTTTTTTGGTTGGTTCATATCTTCCTCTTAAAAATGTAAAATATCTTCAGGTTCTTGTATTTTAGCTAAAATCTCATCGTCGTTAAGTATTCTCACCTCACCGCCGTCTATTTTAAACCTTGATCCTGCATAACGTGCAAACATCACCCAGTCTTTTTCTGCACACCAAGCCCCGCTTGGAAACTTCTCTGGATCTTTGTAAGCCATAGGACCCATTTTAAGTACGAAACCAACTTGAGTTGATATTTGATTATCTTCTACAACCTTATCAGGTAGGTATAAACCACCCTCTGTCTTTCCTTTGCCCCTGTAAGGCAAAATAAGCAGTCTCCAGCCGGTTGGACTTGGCATTCGGTCTATTAGGCTCTGATCTGCTAAACTCGGGTCTAAGACCCTTTCTTGGGGCTCTACATACATTTTGTCTAATGCTGTATCATTCATCGTCTTTCTCCTGACGGTCCAGTAAACTTTTTAGTTCCTCGTCAACATACTCTAAAGCTTTTCTTTCACCCATGAGCTGTCGATACTGCTCCATATTTTTTACGCTGTCGTACAACAAAGCCTCAGAAATTTGTTTCTTTCTTTCATTTATAATACGAAAAACTGCTTCTGCAAGATAAATCTCACTTTTTGACATAATTAACTTATAACTTCCTACTTTGTCTTATATCTTCTTATACACAGTAACAGATTTAGTCTTGTTCTTCAACTATTGTTTGATCTTTTGGTGGTTCTTCGACAACTGTAAAACATACAGGGCAACGATAAACATAAGCTAGTTCTGTTTTGTTCATCGCAACCTTACATCTTTCACACAATATTGTTTCCATTCTATGACCCGTATGTATTCTTAAATGTCTAAATAAATCCTGCGTTATGTCTTTCTCACAGTTTTTTTTGCTTGTCTAAAGTTTTTTGCAGTTGGTGCACCTTTTTGTCCTTTTTTTCGCATACGTTCTCCACTGCCAGCTGCAATTCTTTTCTTTTTTGCGTGTATGTTTCTATATAAACTCATTTTTTCATATTCTCCCTTGCTACACCTTTTGACTTTTCATAGGATCTCATTCCACCCAATCCTAATAATGAAAGAGTTAAGGTCATAAGTTCCCCTGTTTGAAGTTTTGGCAAACTAATCTCAGGCATCCATATTGCTGTTGCCCATTCAGCAATGGGCATGATAAAAAATTGAGTTAGGAGGCCGAGAGCACAGATCCACATTATGGCCGGGCGTGCCCCAGCTACAAATAAACTAGGGTGCTTTGCCTGTTCTGTATTGGCGGCTATCTGACCTTTGGCCAGCTCCTGAGCATGACGGGAGGCAAGCGTTGCCAAGTCATGTGCCAATTTGTTTTTTTGATCTTTATCCTCTATAAATTTTCCTAACAACTTAGTTGCTGGACCTATTAATGCTTGTATCACCATAACCTCATTTCTTTGTTTACTTTTACCAACTTTACGAAACAATCGTATTTCTTCGTGTCATCACCAATCCTTACAGTCTGGTTATCAAGATAGGATTTAAAATAGTCTGCTGTCTTGACTGACTGAAAATGCAAGGTGCCCGCTGGATTACCCGCCAAATAACACATGAGCAAAAAGGCAGGCTTCATTTTCCGTTTCTATTCATTATAGCCGATGCACCCATATATACAGACACAATCCCACCACCAGTGAGGTAGAAAAGATTACTAATATCGGCAAGTGCTTTAACTCTTTCGAGATCGACAAAGAACATTGCAGCAGTAAAAGTAGCCATAGCAACCAGACTGGCAGTTGCCATCCGCCTTTGTGCTCTCTGCTTCCTAAGATCGTGTTCAAGTTTTTTGATATCGGCAACATGACTTAGCTCCTCGTCAGAGACTATACCATCACCATCTTCATCATATTCAGCATAGATTGATTGTTTTTGTAGTTTTTTTTGTCTACTAACCAAAATAAAACCCTGCTAAAAAGCTATAGCTCCAAAACCCAAGAATAAGATAAACCCACTCTTCATTACTCATAATAAATCTTTGTAATAGTTTGGATCACCTTTCACTAGCTCATACCCGCCAACGACGCCGCCAGCTTCTTTACCTATTGGTTTAACAAGATCACCTCTACCTTGTTGTATGAGAAACTGTTCAAAGCTCATAATATCTGAGGCTGGACCATCAAAAAACTCTTCTCTCAAATCTTTTTCGGTTCTTTTATCACTTTCTTTTGCCATATTAATATCCCCTTACGACTGTTGTATTAATTACCCCACCAAATTTTTTTTCTAAAGGTTTGTTATAAGGACTTGTGTCATATTTACCTGTAAAAGGTTTTTTGCTGTCTGCTCTAGCCACACCTTTTCCTCTAAGTCTTTTTAATCTTCTTTCTTCTTTTTCTACCTCATCAAAACTTTTTGCATAGTTCGTTATTTCTTCGCCTGTTTTAGCATCATACATTTTTTGTTGCTCTTGAAAACCTGTTCTGGTTTTACTTTTTTGTTTAGCCCTATTTTTTGCTTTGTCGCTCATTACTGACCTCCTTTTTGTTGTTTCATCATTTCACGCTGTTGAGCCGCATTTATTCTTGCCGCAGTCTGTCTTTCTTGACTCTCAAGTCTCTTATCAAACTGATCGCTTCTTTGCTGTACCTTCTGCTGTTCAAGACCTAGTTTAGCTGCATCAATCTGTGCATCGTTTTCTTCAGCTTGTGCTCTAACCTGTAGCTCTTTTTCTTTTAATTGTACTAACGGATCAGGGCCTGGTGCTGATAACTGAGCACTTAACTGCTTCAGGGCTGTCATGCCCTCTGCAACATATTGTGCTGTCCTAGCTTCTACATCAAGCATCTGCTCTTCTGACAACGCCTGACCACCACTGCTTTGTATCATTTCTACAGCTGCTTTCTCTCTTGCACTAATTCTTACATGATCCATTATATGCTTCTGTAAAGACACAGCAATCTGCGGTGTACCAGCTACAAGCGGTGTTGATCCAAAAACCATATGAGACATAATGTGTGCCTCATGATCTTGACCCTCAAATGCCACCATAGGCAACATATCTAATGCATCTATGTTTTCTGAAGCAGGATCTTTTGGCTCTGCCTCTGGCTCAGGTGTTCTTTTCAGTATTCTGTCTATATCTCTTACACCCAACGCCTCGTACATATCTCTAAACACTTCATACATATTGTGCATTTCTGGTGCCGCTGTAGCCATTTGCATCTTAGTCTGTGCCAATGCTATCCTCTGTGCCTGTGAAAAAATGTTAGGATTAGATACAGGTAGTACGTCTACTCTCTCATCAAAGTCCTCTGACTTAACAGAGCTGTCTACACCAGCAATCGTATAAGGATAACTGTCTGGTAAAAACTCAGACATGACGTTAGAGAGTAATTTAAACTCTAACCTCATTGCATAATGCAGTCTTTTGTGCACAGCTGACATGACCCGTGAGCCTTGTTCCAACATAGCAATCGTAGTACCGACCGCCGCCTGCTGATTACCATCACCCACTTTCATATCTGTAATCGTTGCGAATCGCCGTCCAGCGTCAACTACAAAGCCTAAAAGTGCCATCAATGTCTGGTCTGGACCCTTGAACGGTAAAGACATAAGACTGGCTTTAATATCTCCGCCGGGTGCATCGACGTCTCTAAACTCTCCGGGCTGTAAAGGCTCGTCATCATCCCTGATCCGTAGGCCGCGGGCCTTAAAACCTGCTGGTAAGTTCGATAGCGTACCTGCATCAATCAACTGTCTTAGTGCAGCTGTTGCTGTTCTTGATAGTCCGCCTATGGTATGTATCAACCCTAATCCGTAGAACCCAAACCCCGGTAAAAACTTGTAATGTACAAAATATTGTATCTTTTTCTTTTTCGCATCGTCTTCTTTGTAATTCCTGCGTATTGATAGTATTTGTCCGTTGTCCTGCGATATAGTGACTACATAAGGGACTTTAATGCCTGTAGATTCACCGTCATCATCTTTTTCTTCAAAACCTTCAAGATCTAAGTCCACATGACACTCAAGTAAAGTACAGTCATAATCGACGTTAGAGGCATACATACCGTCTATACGTTCTAACTCATCTTTTAAGGCTGATCCTTCGCCCTGTGCCGGAATGACAGGTATGTCCCTGTAGAAACCCGATAATTGTCTCTTTCTAAGGTCATTTAGGCTCATTTTTACAACATGAGTGATATTAGGACAGGTCTCTAGATCAGATGTACTATATGGCACAACTAGATCCTCAGCTGGTATAAACTTACTTACAGCTCTATCTAAGTTCTCATCATAGTAAACTTTTTTAAATGTAGATCCTGCAAGTGGCAAATAGAATAACATTTGGTCGAATTCAGGAGTATACTCCTCCATAACCGAAGTTATGTAATAGTTCATAAATTCTTTTACTCTTTGGGCCTGATCTTCTTTTTCTGGTGTGCTTGTTCCCATAACAAGAGTTCTAACTGGACCGCCCGGTGGAAGGAGCTCATTGAAAGCTTGTGCTTGGAACTGTGTAGCGGACTCTGCAAGTAATGGGTGCGTAACTCCGCTGGCACCCCTAAAGGGCTGTGCTCTTTCTTCGTAGCTAAATCCAAGTAATTCAAGACCATTGGCAAAGGCATCTTCCCACTCCTGTCTGCTGTTTTTGTTTTCCTCAAACTCTCCGCTCAACTCACCTGACAAACGACCAAGCTCATCATCCGACATATCTTCTGCTAAGTTTGCATAAAAATCACCGTCCATGCCTTTATCTTCACGAGGATCAAAATCAACAACTACACTACCGTCCTCTTCTTCCACAATCTCTACATTGTCCGGCATTTCGTTAATATCCATACCCTCAGGTATTTCAATATCCATTTCAGCTTTAAGTTCTTGTTCATCGAGTTGAGTTGGAACTTTGTCCACCATGCTTGGTTTTTCTGCCATCTAAGTCTCCTTCCGAGAACTATACCATATATTTAACAAAAGGTTCAATACCTCGTGTACCTCTGTACATATTAACAGCTTTATCTTTCATTTCAACCACGCCGCCTTTAGCCTTATTTTGTTTTTTTCTATCTTCTCTCATTTTTTCTAAATATTTACTTCTTGCACTCATAACCTCAATATAGCTTGGGTCATCAATTCCTTCTAATTCATATGTTCTTTTTCGTCGTTCATTGAAATAAGGTTTGGTTGGATCTGCAAACTGAGTAGGAAAAAGATCTGAATAACCTTTGATCGATGCTCCTGCTGGAGCTGACTTTGACATTTCTAAAGCAAATTCTTTAGTGCCTGGTTGGTCTAACATCGTAGTGTTAAGTAAATTAAATATTTGTTTTAATTCTTTTAATGTAAAATTATTTTCTACATCCTCTGCATCTTCATCAAATAAACCTTTGTTCGGATACATTTTATTCATTGCTTGTTTAAATTTATTTTTACCTGATTGCTCCATATAGAAGTCTGTAGATCGTCTAATTTCTTTTAATAAAGCTCTTTTTTGATTTCTTTCTACATATTTGGATTCAAATTTTATGGCATCTTCAGCAAGCTCTTTTTTAAAATCATCAGATTTTGGATCATTTAAAATTTTTCGAGCCTTATTAATAGCTCTGTTAGCGTAAATTGAAGACTGTGTTAGCATATCATCTACATAAGCTTTGTTAACTATAGCTTGAATGTATCTATGTTCAGCACGACCCGGTTTTGTATCATCACCTATGTTTGCATAGTCATCTGTGTCTAACTTTTCTCTCAAAGTTTTTATATTTACGTTAGGATCTTTTTTTAAAGTCTCTGCCCCCTTGTGTAAAATTTCGTGCATAATTATCATGTCGGTAGGACTTTGAAAATAATCATCTGCTACGTTCATTGGGGCTACTACTACCATATTATCCAAAGGGAAATACATACCTTGAGCAAGTCCGAGGCCTCTTATCTGTTCTGTTAAAGCATCTTTTCTTTGTTTTTCGGTCATATCGTCCGTTACTGTTGGATATATTGTCAGAAAATCAGACAAAGTTCTGTTATCTCTCAAACCAGCTTGCATCATTTTGTAAGCCAGTGGATCAAAGCCTACCCTGTTAATTAATTCTAAACCCATTTCCTGGTCAGCAAGTTCTGATAGAGCCTCTGCCTCTGTCTTGGCAGGGACTATTTTTGGAGCTTGCTCTTCAAATATATTTCTTTCTGGCTGAACCTCACCTCCAGTTTCAAGATACTGTGCAAAAGGTCCTATGCCCCGTGGGCCGCGGTTCATATTGATTGCCTTGTCTTTCATTTCAACCACGCCGCCTGCTTTCATCATAAAGTCTGGATCGTCAAAAGCTTCAGGGTCTTTCTTAGCAAAGGTTCCCTGCAAAACCTTAGGCTTGCCTTTGGGTCGGTCTATTAACATCTCAAAAGATAACTGACCTTTATCTTCAAACTCATTGACATAAGGAACATGGGTAAAACCTTTATCTGCTAAATCTTTAGAAACTTTATCAATAGCGTTTCTAATTTCTGTCACGCTAAAGTTGTCTGTTTCTAATAACAAATCATCTTTAGTAAAATTATCTCCTAATATTTTTTTTAGCCTTTCAACCTTATAGTCCATAAGTTCACCTTCAGTAAAAGGTTTTTTAGTGTTTGGATTATTAAAAGGTCTAGTCAAATTAGCTTTTAAAGGGATTGAACCGCCTTTTAAATCTGAATCTGTTTTAACAATTAACTCTCCCTCTTTTGTGGTTACGCCTCCAACTTGACTTACAAAACGATCTTGAGCTCCTTTTGGAGTAGAAGATACATGAGGTCCAAAATCATACAAAGCTTGCTTTGATTTATCAAATTTCGTAAAACCTGGATTTAAAGTAAAATGATAAACCGGTGTTTTAATTTTTCTAAAAGGATTAATAGCGTCCATAACAAATTCTCGTTGATCGCCTATGCCCCTGCCACCCGGTATCTCATTAATCTTCAGATCTCCAGCAGCTGTTCTTAGAACATCCTTATAGTCTTCGCCGCCCTGCACAATAACCTTGTCGTACCCCATCATGGTATTTCTAATCCTGTTTAATTGATCAGGATCGTTTTTAAATGCCTGAGCTTTTGCTTTAGTCATTTTCTCATTATAGTTTTTCAATGGGGTATTCGATCTTATAAGTCCGTGTTTCGCGGACATAATAGCGACATCTACATTTTCTGGAACACCTTGAGCTTTAAGCGTTTGGAAGACAGGTCCCAGATATCTATCTATCGCTTTCATATTTTTATCATCAGGGCATTTTGTTTCACTACAGGATATAATCAAAAGCTTACGTCCTTTTTTCTCTTTCGGATCAAATAAGCTTCCCGGACCAAAAGTAAATACATCTTCAGCTTTTTCACCTTTAACATCTTTTGTGGCGTAAATAAGATCCTCTACGTCATCTTCTTTTTTTACAGCTGATGGGAACAGCTCTTCTTGTCCCAGCTCTCTTGCTTTTTCTATATCAGGAACTTTTCCAGGGGTAAATCTTGTTGGATCTTTGCCAAACCCTGCCATCAAGATAGAAGTGTCTACACCGTCAGCAGCTGTTTGCGGACCTAAATAAGGAATAAAATCTTCAATCCCTTTTTTGGCATATCTTGCCACAGGACCTATGCCCGGAGCAACTGAAGCTGTGCCTAATATACCTAAGCCAAGACCTAACAACGCCTTTTTGTAGTTCGGATCTTGCATCAAAGTTTTAGCCTGAGATAAAATACCCGGTAGCTCGTAAGCCGCTATAGCTTCACCTGATACGGGCATCATAGAAGCACCAAAATATTGCCCTTCCGCAAATGCTTCTGGGTCTTCTTTGTAAGCTTGCTGTTTTGCTAAATAGCTAGTCATCTCTTCCTAAGACTTGTGACACTTGAGCCAAGAGCTTCGGGTCCTGTGCCGGGGCCCCTGCTTGTTTCATCATTCTTTGCAGGACAGTCATGTTTCTGTCAGGCGGGATCTCTTGTAGCTGTATGGTTGTTTGTTTTAAAGTTTCAATACCAGCATTACCTCCGCTCTCTAGTCCAATAGAGCGAATGCCTTCTGATTCCATAGGTAGTTCTGTCGGGGCTTCGTAAGTAATATCATCGACATCAACGTCAAAAAGAGGAGGTGCCATGCCTTCATACTGTTCTTCTCTTAGATCAAAGACTTCGGGCTGTGTTGGTCTTCCCAACAAACGATCAAATATATCAGTCTCTGGATAAAATTTATCCATGAGTTCCTCTATGGTTTCTTTAGTTGCATTTTTTACTACTGATTTAGCCATTTTACCCTCAATAATACGCTCTTACTTTGACAGAATCAACCTCTTCGCCCCAATCATCACTCGGTAACTGTACAAAATTACCCTGACGATATCTCATTAAGGCCTGTGTCATACTATCTACAAGGTCATCATACTCTCCATTTGGAAAAGCTGCAACCTCTTCTATCATTTCGTCTGCAAAAGTTTCATCGGGGGCCCAAACCATGCCTGCTTCAAACAACGGAGACACGGAATGTACTCTTGACACCTTATCGTTACCTTTACTAGGTGTAAAATTGACAACCGGAATGCCCATGTTCCGTAATTCGTGGGTCAAGGGCATACCTGACGCCTTAGCTTCAACAATTACTGTCTCTGGGTCCCAATATTTATACATTTCTAACGCTAAATCTTTTAATTCTGGAAAATCCCACCGTCCTTTCTTGCTATCAAGCAAAATCAAAGCGGGTTGACCGCCTTCTTCTTCTGGATAGAACACGCCCCACGTTGTAATCGCACTAAAATCTGCTGTTTCACGCTTTGAGAAAGCTGTATCATAGCTTTGAATAACATATTGTAGGTTTGGAACGCTTGTTTTTTCCCATCTTTGCCACCATTCGCGTTTAATGATAGCATTTTCCTCGCCCGTTGGCTGCTGCTGATACTGGGCGTTCCATTTGCTCGGAGGTATTGACGCTTTTACAGCCGTCAGGTCTTTCAAGCTCCAGTATTCGGGCCAACACGGCTCACCACTCTCGAATATTGCAGGTAGTTCCACGATTTCCCACTGATCGGCCAACGGGTCTTTAGCCATAGAACGTATCAACTGACCAGTTAAATCCTTTTCGGACCATCGGGTCTGCACTAAAACGATTGTACCACCGGGCTGTAGCCTCTGTCGGGGGCCCCCAGTGTACCAATCCCAGGCATCTTCAAAACCATTGTTGCTCATTGCAGTCTGTTCTGAGTGTGGATCGTCGATAATAACAAGATCGCCACCACGACCAGCTAGGTTTGATCCTACACCGACGGCATAATACATACCGCCCTTGTTTGTATCCCATCTTCCTGACGCTTTACTGTCTGCTGCAAGTTTAACTTCTGGAAAAACTTCATGAAACTCATCCGTGTCCAAAAGGTTTTTTACTTTACGACCAAAATTAACTGCAAGTTCTGTTGTGTGAGTTGCTTGAATGATTTTCATATTTGGATTTCTGCCCATCATCCATGCTGGAAACAAAAAAGATGCGAACTCTGACTTCGTGTGTCTTGGTGCCATGTTGATAATAAGTCTCTTTAGTTCCCCATTCGCAACTCGTTCTAATTTCTCTGCGATGATTTCATGATGACGCCCTTGTATAAAAGACGGCCATATGGTTTTGACGAATGATAAAAAGTTATTTTTACAAGCTTCATTCTTCTCTAACTGTGCCAATCTTAATTGCAGTTTTAAGCGTCTCTCCTCCTGTCTATTACCATCCATGTAGGGGCCCCTATGCTATGTTATTTTATGCCATTTATCGCTTATTATAATATAGTTAATGGCTATTTCAAATTATATGTGAATATTTGTGAAAAACTTGGCACAAGCACCCGCAGGCGATTGCACGCCGTCCGTGATTTTTTGCCCATTTTTCTTTGCTCTAGCCTTATAAATTAACCTTTATTTATCGGAGTCTCTAGCCTAAAGTTTCACGGCTCACGGCTCATTATTTGGCGTCCTGATGCCGTTTTAATTTAAACTTTTTCCGCAGCTTAAACACTAAAAAAAGTTAATAACATCAGTGATTTAATTTTAAAAATTCCAGGTCGTTTGGTTCGTGGATCACGGCAAGTTGTCCAAATTGCTTTTTAATTTCTCCAAGGTTTTTAATTCGCGGTTCTCGGTTCAAAGTTCTACAGCTGTTATTATTACGCCGTAGGTTTTAAACAGCTGTTTGCGTCCGTCTGGACGATGTTTAACTATTTAAAACATAAAAAAACGCCGTCAATAATTAACGGCGTTCTATCAGCTTCTAACAGCTGTTAAATTGTTAATTTAAATGTCTGGTCAGTGTCCAAAGATTTAATTAAAATATGATTAGCTCCATTAGATTTTTCTTTATGGAATCTAAATCCAATTAATTTAAATTTATAAGAATAATAAATATTTTCTAATTCATTTAGATTAATTTTGTTATCAATAAACTTATAAAAGGCATCAATAAATTTAAAACTATTTAATAATTTCATTGTTTTTATCCTCCAATAAATTATTAATTTTCTCAATTGTTGGAGTCATTTGTTTGACCAGCTGATTAATATCATCGCTATAATTAAGCGTTCTAGTTTTAACAATTTCATAAATTAAATCATCAAATTGCTTTTTTAATTCATATTTAAATTTTGAATTTTTCACAATAAAAACCTCCTATATAATTATTAATTGTGTGATAAAAAAAGAATAAAAAAAAACGCCGTAAATGTCAAATTACAGCGTTTAAATTTTAAAAAAGCAGCAACTAGTTTTTTTAATGCGTTTTAAATATAATTTGTTGTTCTTTTTGATTCCAACATAGTCCGCAAGTTCCACAATTAGCGGTTTTATTTTCTTGAACTGGGCATACTATTGAAACACCTTTAACAGGTTTTACAATGTCGTATGAATTCGCAGAAAAAGAAGCTTGTAAATCATTACTGAATCTAATGTGGCAATCTTCATTTTTATTTAATTTAATTATCTCTTTTGCAATTGCTCTGGAATCTGAATAAATCGATTTAATATTATTTGCTGTATATCCATATAAAGCAATATTATTAAAAGTGTTTAACATTTTACGCCAAAATTTTACATATTTCACGCTGAAAAAATCGCCTAAAATATGCAAGCGAATTAATAAAAATTGATTAACACTATTTAATAAATCATTGTAGATTCTCTTCATCAATAGCTCTTCATCTTTTGCACTCATTCGATGAGCAAAAGGCATATTATTGCCGTAACAATCTGACCAATGGACGCAATCTTTGGGGCACGTCTCACGCTCTACAAGTGTTAAAGTTACAAATTTATAATCTTTGTATTTACCTTTTAAAACTTTTTTTCCAAGCTTTTTATTTGTACTGGGTTTTAATATTTTGAATTGATAATTTTCTAATTCAAAAATGTTCTTTTTATATATTGTAGTTTTTAACATAAATTTACCTTTTTAAATGTGTGAACTATTAATATAAAAAAAAACGCCAGTAGAGTCAAATACTGGCGTTTGGATCTGTTAAGTTAGTTAAATTTAACGTAAATAAGTAAATGATTTTTTTAACTCCCTGATTGCTCTTTTATCGTTATTTTTTAAAGCATAATAAAAGGGTAAATCTTTTTGGCATTCGTCACAAAATAAATAATCATCTGAATCTTTTATTTCTTCATTTCCAATTAATGTCTCATTGATAAGATAACAAACTTCACAATTTATTTTTTTATAATTAATTTTCATTTTTTAACCTCCAATTTAACATTTTATTTTGTGCAAATTTATTTAAATAACTTTGTGAAGCCATTAAATTATTAACAGCTTCATTTAATAAATTATCATTTTCTTTTAAACTTTGCTTATTAAGAAAATTAATTAATTGTTGTAATTGTCTTCTAGTATTTTCGAGTCCTAAATTATCTTTCATTTTTTCATTTCCCATAAAATAAAGTTAGCAACAAATAGTCTTCCTCTATCAAAATGAATCGTTTCAGGACAAATTGTTTCAGAATTATAATCGTCATAACTTGAGTAATTAGTTTCATCAATTATTCGTTCTAATTCATTAATTATTTTTTTCTTTTGATTATTTTCCATTTAAGACTCCATATTGTTTGATTTTATTACTAAACCATTTTTTTAAACTGATCGTTCTAACATTAGTTTTTAAACCAATAAATTTTTTAATTAAATCTTGATCAGCTAAAACTGATTTTGGATTTTTAGGATCAGTATATAAAAAAGGGGTACCATTAAACATTTCAGATATTTTAATACGATAAAAAATATCTTTTACATTTTTTTCGGTAAACTCCCCAACATCAATGACCATTGTAACATGAATCATTGCACTAATAGTATCTTTTGAAATGTCATTTAAATCGCATTTCCTAGTATCATAATGTAACGGCATTTATACCTCCATTTTGACTAATTTAAATTTACACTCTGGAAACTCTTGTTTCCATTCCTCAAGATAATACTCTCCATCATCTTGGTTGTCATATTGAGCTTCTTCAGTCCAACCTTTTTGTCCTCTTAAATAGAGAATCCATTTTATTTTTTTCAATTTAATCTCCTATATAATTGTGATGTTAAGATAATAAAAAAAAACGGCGTAAAAGTCAAATTACGCCGTTTATAGTAGGTTTTAAAGTTAGGTTATTGTGACATATCGTCAGTTTCTTGTTTTGTATCTAAAATATCTTGTCTAAATTGACTAACTCTATACTCAAAATTAATCACTGGCAAAATAACTTCTTTTAAAATTTCTTGTTTACTCATGTCACCAATCCAAAAGTCTAGATCTTCTAATTTTATATTTTTCATAAAATAACCTAACTAGCTAAAGCGACTCTATTCCAGTCATTAGATTTAAGATTTAAAACTTTTCCACCTAATTTTTGCCAAAAGTCTACGTTATCGGCTTCAGCTGTATTTCCAACATTAGTACAAGCATTCACTAAAGTTGCCTTTGATATTGGCTGTCCTTGTTCATAACCTCTTTGTCCTATGGTATTTAATAAACCATCTAAAACACTTGAAGTTTCTTTTTTAGATAAAGACATAACCTTGCCTAAGTCCTCAACCGCTTCAGTATAATTTTTGCCTACAGCAATTTTATCTTCTTTAGCTAATCTAATTTTCTCAACATTTTCATCGAATGTTTCTCTACTACCATAAGAAGAAATTATATCTCTTAGTTGAAGTTTCAGGGCGTGGTTATCGGCGTCCTTAGTTTCATCGGTTAATATGTTATAATGATCTCCAGTTCTAGCACTCGTAATATGTGCTTTCCTAGTTACATTTTCAGTTTGCATCCCATTTAAACAAGCTAATGTCCAAGATATACCAAAAACTGAAATACTACCAAAACCTACCTCACTATTAGAAATACCTATCCCATGTGCCATAATATCATTAACACCTGCGTCAGCTGTTATAACTTCGCTTTTCAATCTAATATAAAGTTTTTTATCGCTGTTGGCATAGTTAACAATCTTCCATGAAGCACCAGACTCCCCAAGTGTAGGCAATGCAGATTCTAATAAATCAGAATTATCAAAAGTTTTAAATTTATCAGAAACAAATGCTCTAGCAATTCCAGTATGATGGTCATAATTAAATGGAGATAATGCATGAGGATTATCATAAGTTCTGATCATTCTCCTAACTGGATTCTTTTCAAATAAAGCATTAACAACGGCGTCAGTTTCCTCTGGAACTTCATTTAATAGCCGCCTAAATGTTGGTGCTTGGATTTCAATCTTATTTGCAATTTGATCTAAACATACTTGGTTTGCATTTAAGATTTGAGTTTTCTCTCCTCTATCAGCTTCCATAATAATCTGACTAGTTTTAACGCCTTTGTCGTTCTCTATGGTTTTAAACTGAAGTTGGTTTGTAGGTGCAATAAAGTCTTGTTTCATATCATTATGACTTTTGATATCAAGTAATAGGTTCTCTAAAGTCCTACTGTCATTTTCTAAATGTCTCATATTTTCTCCTTTGTGTGATAGTTAAAACATAAAAAAAACTGAGCAATAAATACTCAGTTTTTAATATATCAGATATTTCTTATATGTAAAGCTTTATGCAAATCCCCATCTTTTTAAAACTTTAATATCATCTTCATCTACATTGTCGATACGATCAATATAAACTTCAATTTCAGGGGAGTGCTGACAATCTCCATCATCGTCAATATATTCTCTAACCATAAAGAAATCATCATAGCCATCTTTTTTAAAAACTTTAAAATTAGCATAAATTAATCTAAGTAAATCTATTTCTTTAATTTGTTTACCATCTTGATTTACTGCAATTTTCTCAGTCCAAGGTCTGCCCTCAAAATCACGTTCAATTAACTTACAATCTAAAAGTTCAAAAAAATGTTTGTGGGAACGCTCATAAGTTCCCTCATTTTCTACAGTTCTTATCATTACTGGCATTATTTATCCTCTCTAATTATTTTATTAATTGTGTTTAATAAAGCACCAATGTTTTTATCTGTGGATACTCCAATTTGTTCAATGCTGTCATCTTCAACAGAAAAATCTTGAGCGATCCAATTTAGTTCTTCATCTTTCCAATCTTTTAAATCTTCTTCAGTTCCAAAAGATATGGTATATTTTTGATCTTCATAAATACTTCTTTTATAGATTTTCATTTACTCACTCCCTATCTTCAAGTAATTCTTTAATCCAACTTCTAGCGGCACTATTTGAAATATGATCTGCCATAAAACCAGTTAAATTATCATCGTCAAAAGGTTGTAAAACATAATAGTAATCAGGATTTGGATTTTTTCCGCTAATTTGATGTAACAAAAAGTACATTAAATCTCTGTCTTCTAACTCATTTACTTCAGCTAGAAATTTTTCTTTTGCTTCTCTGTATTCCATGATTATTCCTCCTCCTCGTTTACAGTTCCTAAAACTTCTATCTCTTCTAAATTATCAAAAGACATTTCCATTTGTGCATTATCTAAAGCTTCATCTTCGTTTTCAGCTTCAACATACACAGTAGTTTTCAGCCAACCTGACATAAAAACTTTGTATTTTTCCATAGATATTTCTCCTATAATATGTGATTTATCTTATATATTTATCAAATAAAAAAGGCCATGTCAAACATGGCCTATATTTTATCTTTTACGTCTTGTTTTGGGTCGTTGGTTTTTATACTTTTCGTAATCTTTTCCGTATAAAATTTTTCCAATCCAATCGAATAAAAAAAACATCCTACCTCCTTTCGTTAAACTTGTCTTGTTGAGTGTATTGGGAACATTGCACAAGCTATTTCATCAATAACTTCCCAAGTAATTCCAATTGTACAATCATGTTTATGTTTACACATTTGCAATACTTCTCTTGCTTGTTCTTTAGTCAGCCAATCACATTGACTAATTACATCTTCAGTACACCATTCAACAGATATTTGATCTTCATTTTCTACTAAATTTATGTCAACACGATCTTTAATTGAAGTGTCAATAGAATGCAATTCGTGTGTGTCATCATTAAAGTGAACAAATACTTCTAAATCTTGATCGCAATCTTTTAATTGTTTTATTAGATCTTTAACTTTCATCACAGATCCTCCTATTTATAAATTGCTGGTTTAAATGTAATTTGACCAGTTTTATCTCTGCTTAAAAATCCTGATGAAATAAATTTGTTTCTAAACTCAAACTTGCCAAGCTTGTCTTGAATGGCCAGTTCTAGTTTTATATTCTGAATTGTTGATTTATCTAGATCTTTAAAATTTAAATTATATTCACGCATCACAGCTCCTTTCATATTGATTATCTATTACAGCATCGTTGTGTAATTCTTCTTGATCATTTTCGATAAGTTCGTTCAGCAAATCTCTAAGCTGAAGTCTTTGTTGGGGCGTCCAAATATCTCGAGCAATATATGTGGTTCGCATCGTATTTTTTTCATGCTCGGCCACGTCTATTAAAGAATTATATTCAAACTCTTTATGCTCTTCTTCATTGTGTTGGAAACCATCTCCCATTTCTTCTTTAGTCAGCCAATGTTTCATCATTAACCTCCTCAACATTTATTTTGTAACCATAGGTATCAGGATAATTCTGATCTTCGTCCCAAATGTAATCCTGATGTGCTATATCTTCAGCTTCTTTTTTGTTCTTTGCTTCAATATAAAACTCATTAATTTGGGTAACTTTTACATAATACTTAGTCATTTTCTCCCTCCATCAATTCAAAAAGTTCGTTAAGTTTTCTACTAAATAAGTCTATTTCTTCGTCATCAGGATAGGTTTCTAATAAGCTTTCAAACATACCTTGGGCATCTCTGAACTTAGTCTTAATATCAACTAATGTTTCAGGTTTGTAACATTTATCAATACAATACCATGCACCTTGTTCACTTGTTTCATATTCAAAAACTTTTTGTTTACAAGAATCACATTCAACCATTTGACAATCAGCACACATAAATCCTGAAACTTCTCCGTCATCAGCTGGAATACGATTGACGAACTTACCTGATCCAAAACTTGTATCTTTTTTGCAATCGATACAAAGATTGCCTAAGTCTTTTAGCTTTTCCATAAGGCCTCCAGTTTTAAATCTAAGTTTTGAATTTTTTTGAAATCTTTGTAAAGATCATCATCATTGTCATAACTAAAACCGTTTATTGTAGCTGAATTAACTGCTTCATAACCATGATCTAAACCATTTTCTAAAATGAATTTGATCTCCATTACACAAGATATGATTTCTTGTTTATCTTCTTTGGTCAGTTCAATCTTTTCCATAGTATTTCCTCCACTCTTCTACAGTTTCAAAAGATTCTCCATCTCCAATTGTTGAATAATCTAACCAACCATTTGAAGCATCAACGCCTTTCATAAAAGCATAGTATTCCTCTTTAGTATCAAACCTATATTCTTCGATGTTTCTTTCATCACGATCTGATCCCCAAGCTATCTTAACTTTGATATAAGGAAAGTCATCGTCCTTGACTTGTACAGCTTCTAAAACTTCTTCGTCATTAGCACCATACAAAGGATCGTCTAAAGTTTTTTCAAAGTTGCCATAATTTTCTTCAGCATCTTTTTTATTCTCCGCTCTTACCCAATAATGTGTATAAGTCTGAGAGGTGCAAGTTACTTTATACAGTTTTTTAGTCATCGTAGTCCTCCTTATATGTATCCTCTTTTGGCACTACAAAACCAATAACTTTAATTTCATTGTCTCCATCATCGTCTGTTTGGTCTACATTGTAATCAACTGGACAAGTCTCTAACCACTCAAAGAATTCTTCTCTGTCATCCATTGCACAAGATTCAGAAAGCTCCATTCTGTGTTTTTTAGCTAACTTTTCTAATTGCGGCCAACATACATTGTATACATCCTCATTATCAAATGTAGCTATCCAATCGCTATGCTTACTAGTAGTAAAATATGCTTTAATCATCATAGTCCTCCTATATCTCTAAACTTTGCAGATTACAATTGACGTAATTAGCTACCATAACTCTAAGTTCTGTATAGCAATCGTCACACAAAAGAACTGGTGCAAAGCTTTGCTCCATATCTTCCATCGGCTGTTCTTTGCTTCCACATTTACAACAGCTGTCGTAACCTTTTGGTAAATCTCTAAATCTGTGAATGTGCAAAGTTTTGCTTGTGTCAGTATCGTAAAATCCATCTGCTTTTTTAATACAAGCATATACATAAACTTCACAAACATGACTACGATCAGGACAATCTAAATCCAAGTCTGTGTTTAGATGATAGTCGTAAGGTTTGCCGTCATGCCAAACACTACGCCACATATCTATTTCGCCTTTGTTTTTGAAATATCGAGCTGAGGCCACAGCTTTTTGAAATACTTTATTCATTACTCTTCCTCCTCGACATTAACAACATCAAAACGTAAATCTCCAAAATTCCAGTCTGACAAATAGTTTGCCAACAGCTCTAATGATTTACCTCCCTCTCTACCATTGTAAACATTTGGGGCGTCTTTAAAAATTTCTTTTGCCATAACTTTAGCTTTTTCTTTAGCCTCTTCTAAAGAATTAGCTTTAGCTGTAAAATTACGATCAAGCCAAATATCAACGTCTAATTTAAAAGTATAGTCTTTCATACAATCTCCTATATAATGTGTATAAGAGTTGTCGCATACTTTTAATTTATTGTCAAATCAAAAAGTTTTTTCCAGTCAAAAGGATATTTAAGTTGTAGATAAGGTTTAAGCTGAAGGCCTTTGCTTCTCAACTCTACTGCATCTTTACCTTGATACAGATATAAATCTTCTCGTCCTCTTACCATAATCCAAGCTGAACCATGTCCATGCCGAGTTAACCAAGCTACCTGATTTGGAGAAAGTTTAACAACATTACCAACCGTAACTTTTAATTCTATAAAATGAAATTTACCTTTTGCATCACAGACAAGTAAATCAGGTATGCCTAATGTCATCCAGTTTTCTATTCTTGTCAGGATTATATTATCAGGCAGTTTTTCTACTGCTCTTTTGATCTCCTGATAGAAGCCGTTTTCCTTCTTCGGTTGAGGTGGCGTTCTCGTGGTCAATAACTCCCTCAACTCTTTTTGGCTCATACGAATTTTTAATCTCCTTGAGAGCTTTTATTACTTCATCTTTAGACATACTATCAATCGTGCCATGTCTGATCTCAGATTTATTAATATAGATATTACCTTGTGCTTGTCCTCTTCTATACTCAGCCTGAACTGCGGCTGAATATGCACCATTCTCTAAAGCTCTGTCTCTAATTGTCTGCAAATCTTTTAAATGACGTTTGTAATTAACGCCATATTTTTCATCCAGTTCATCTCTGTAAAGTTGAATTGCTCTAACAACATGAGGACAGATTTCAGGATTAGTCATTTCGTAAGCTCTTGTATGAGCTGAAGAAGCTGGAAAGCCAGCATTTATTGCAGCTTCTCTCATGGTTATCATACCATCATTAGAGACAAGCTCTTTAACAAACTTCTCTTGTTTACGAGAAAGCTTGCTATGTATATCGACTTTTGGCCGACCTCTTCCTTTTTTCAAAGGTTTTAAAATACTCATATCTTATATATATAACAGAAATTATTTTTTTTCAAAAAACTTTTTAGGCTCTTATAAGGCCAAACTTGATTTAACAGTATAGTTACATATTTGTATATTAGTGATGTAACCATATATGTAACTGCTATAATCCTTATATATAAAGGGATACAGAGTAAAAGTTACATGGTTACACTAGTTACACCTATTTTTTAATAAAATTATTTTTTTTATTTTTCTGTCTATATATAAAGGCGTTTTTAATTTTTTGGAAATAAGTCTCTCTGCGAGGCGTGACTTGTGGATCGAGGATATGGTGTTGCCAAACTCTCTTCGTAGTCCCCTTCCTTTTCAAGCTGACTTCTACATGGTGGTATCCAAACCAAATCTGTTCCAAACGACCTTTCATCTTCTTCAAAGCCTTTCCAAACAAACCAAGCATAGCTCGTAGCTGTGGACGCCGTTGCCGATAGCTTTCCTTTAAGGATTGGTACTCGCTCTGTAAACTGAGCCACAAAATCAGGATGTGTCTCTTTAAATAATCTTTCATATCTTCCTACACTTTCTAAAAACTGTGTTCTTGCAAAGATAGCAACACAGTATCTTGCTTGTTTTAATGCTTTTAATACAAATTCTTCAGCCAGGTTAAACGGTGGATTGGTTACAATGTAATGATACTTCTGTTTTTCGTCTGTTTTAAGGAAATCGGCGATTCGGTCTTGGCCATAATCATCTATGTCAGCTGAAACAACTGTATCAAAATACTCTTTTAATACTTTTGTCATGTGACCAGCTCCGCAAGCTGGCTCCAAACAATCTATATGTCCATATCGGCCAGTAAATTTATCAGGTATACGCCAATATTTTTTTAAAACTTTCTCAAACAAAGCTCTTGTTGCCCAAGGCGGAGTAGGAAAGTAATCTTTACTCTCCTTATCCTCATGCCTTTGGCTCATAACAGCGTGTGTTTTATTTTGTTTAGTCATTTACGTTCTCTGCCTTTTTAAGCAGTTTTTCTATTTCTTTTGTACAAATCATTTTTTTATTTTTACGCACTAGATCTTCTAATCGGTAGATTAAAAGTAAGTGTTTCTTTTGAAACATCGACAACAGATCTATTTTATTTGCCATATCATCTCCTATAATGTGTTATGCGATATATCTTATACATATAATTTAGTATGTCAAATAAAAAAGCTGCATAAAACGGAGGAGTTCTATGCAGCTAGTTTTTATCACACATTATATAGTTATTATTCTTATTTTAAATTAAGGTCTTTAATAAAGAATAATTGAAAAAGGTAGTTTTATTGTTTCTTTTTCAACACCAGTTATCGCATATGATCACATATGTGTCAATTTTTATTTATATAAAGATAAGCTAACAGCGTAATAAATCCTATAATCGAGGCACACAGCACAACAATACCAATCCATTCCCATATTTTTCTAATCAGTTCTTGGCGTTCATAGATTTCTTTTTGCCTTTGCTTTCGTATCTGTCCTTCCATATGAAGTATTTCATTCCAAGAATTAGCTCCGTAATGAAAATTAATAAAGGTCTTCAGCTCTTGTCTTTGCTGTTCCAGTTTCTTTTTAGCTGTAAAAGCTTCGATGGCCGAGGCTTCTATTTCTTTGCCCTTGAATAATTTTTGTAGAGCTGACGCGTTCTTCGTGGTTTTTTCGGCATTATCGACGTCACTTAGGGCTCCCATCCAGCGTGATAGGTCTTTTCCCATAGATTCTATATCTTTTCCGACGGCGAATCCATTTTTGATCGCCGTAAAGGCCGATTTTGCAACACTTAGAGCCGCGGTAATCGTTACAGGGTCCATTTGTAAACTTTCTGCGGTTGTTATGATTCGATTATAACTTTTTTTGATGTCAAGTCTATTAATTTGTAAAAAGTTATTTATAGTTAAAGGTTTATGAATCAAGTTTTCAGAGGAGAGCCGTGTGTCATTTGCCATCAATGTGGACGAAAAAAGTATTCAAGCGGTTGTACCTGTTACAAAATACAAAGGAAAGTAGCTCATGTCAGTAGAACAAAAGGAAGAGGAAAAAATGAACATACCGAATCACACAAAATTACCAAACCGTAGGCCGTGCATCACGACTGATGTAGGAGAGGGCCTATCCATAACAGTATCGTATCATCCTGATACGGAAGAACCTGTAGAGCTGTTTGTAACGAGTAGAGGTAAGAAAGCGTCAGACGGGCCCATGACGGACGCTTTATATAATTTGGGCGTTACGGCCTCTAAATTAATGCAGAAAGAGGGTTTTCATTCGGCTGATACAGCTGACTGACTTTTTCGCTTCATGTGAGCGTCAACCATCTCTTCAACTCTAGCCTGATCTTCTGACTTATACTGTGAGAAGATGTGTCTCAGCTGGCCGCCAATGGTACGGCCTTCTGTCTTTGCGATAACTTTTATCTTTTCATACACATCTTTTGGCACAAGAACGCTTTTCCATTTATTTGTATCCATGTAAACCTCGTTTTTTCTAAGATATTATGCGATTTTACAAGATATTACAAGAAAAAGGTTGCAATTAACTATTTTATTTAGTACTTTTTAAGTCTCTCAATTTTTCTCCTTTTTAGTATTGAAAACATTTGAGGGGTGTAAATGGTAAAAAGGCTCAAGATTTGCTCTGAGCCTTTTACTTTTTGAGTTGTAATAAAGTATTTTATCTGTTAGTTTATAAAGATCAATGTTACTAAGGCCCAGTTTTTACGCTGGGCCTTTTACTTTTGGAGGATTGTTATGCGATTTTACTCACATTCGCCCCATGAAGGCCCCACTTCCACATCGACCTTACTAGGGACATTTAATTTTACCGCGTCTTCCATAATAGATGCAACCTTTTTTGTCTCATCAGTTGAAGTAAATGATACGGCTATCTCGTCATGTATTTGAATCAGCGGGATAATTCCCTCAGAATAAATATTTACCATAGCTTGCTTTGTCATGTCAGCTGCTGAAGCTTGGATCAGTCTATTAAGTGCTTTGTAAGTGTAAGCTCGCTTTAATCTTGTCGTTGGCCCATATTCATTGACCGCCTCTTTATAAGGCAGAGCCTTGTTTAGAGCAAACGTATCAGGCTCCCAAAGGTCAAATCTGCACTTACGACCAAGTATAGAGCGAATCGAACCTGAGCTAGTGCGATTGTTTAGCTTATTCATGACGCCGTTCATCAAAAGTTTAACAAACGGGACTCTGTCATGGTATTGTTGTATTAAACCTTTGGCTTCATCTACAGGTATATCGAGTTGATCTGACAGCTTATTTACGCCCATGCCATAGATCAAACCTAAGTTAATCGTTTTGGCTTGCTTTCGTGGTATCTTTGCCATTTCAGCTACCATCGTATGGAAATCCATGTTAGGATCATTAATGTAACCGTCTACAAACTCATTGACGCCTTTCATGTCGTGGTTCTGTGATCGGGCGTAAGCATGAGCGTAGTGAACCAAGATCCGTGGTTCCTGTTGCGAATAATCTAAACTAGCCCACTTGGCTCCTTCTTCAGGTAGAAACAACGAGCGTATCATTGGCCCCAGCTGTGGATCGCGGGCTGGTATCTGCTGTAAGTTAGGATGGTTCATGCTGATACGTCCTGAAACTGTACCACCGTCATCCGATCTAATCTGATTGATATGTCCATGTATACGGCCTTGAGGCGTGGTATACTTCATGATGGTGCTGATAAACGTACCGTGCGTCTTGTTGAGCTCACGGCATCTGAGGATCAGCTTTGGTAGTTCGTGTGTATGTTCTGCAAGGAACGCTTTCGTGAAGCTTGGTGCACCTTTGTCGGTCTTTGGATATGGTAGGCTGACGTTATCGAAAGCCTTGGCAAGCGAAGCGGCTGCCCATATCTCTACGTTTTCATTGGTAAGGTCCTTGATCTGTGAATAAACTTTCTTTTCCTCTTTGAGCAAATAGTCTCTTGTACGTTCAACGCGGTCTGTATCAATACGAACACCTTTCCATGTCATATCGATAAGGACAGGTAGGACGCCCAGCTCAAGATCAACGATAGATTGTAGGTCTTCTTTTTGTATAAGAGCCTTGAAACAATTCCAAAGTTCTAAAGTTACTTCGGCGTCAGTCTCTGCATAGGGGCCAACATACATAGATGGTAGCTTCCACAGCTCTGCTTTCGGATCAACACCGAACTCCTGTGCTGCTTCAGTCAATCCTTTTTCTGACTTGGTCTTCGATATATAATCGTAGGCTAATGCATTGAGGCTGTAGCTAAACCTGTTCTCATCAAGAAGTGATGCGACAACCATCGTATCGATGATACGGCCATTGATTTTAAAGCCTGTGCGACGTAGCCAACCCGCATCGTATTGTGCGTTATGCATGATTTTATCAGCGGGGCTTTCGCAGATCTTCTTCATCCAGTTATTGACGATACGTTCATCAAGGTTACCGCCACCAAGATGTTTAATGGGCACATAACATTTATAACCATCGACAGCTACGGCGTAGCCTACAATCTCTCCATTACCTGTAGGCCAACCTGGACCGCTACCTTTGATATCGGGATCTTTGGTCTCGACATCGATTGCTATTGTCTTGGCTGAAGACAGATCAGGAAGTTGCTCAGGTGGTATCCACTCGCTCTTCGGTGTAAACATTGCCATTTGTAGTGTCATAATAGTCCTATAGTTTGTTAACTTTAATACATTCGCCTAATACAATGTTGTGATAATGTGGTAATTCTTTTGCCCGATAGTAGATCAGTCTCATCTGACATTCTCGCTTTGTTTCAAACTCCCAATCAAACATATGTGTGAAACACGCTTGTTTGGCTTGACCGTTTGATATCCATGCGGCACAGATAAGTGCCATTGCCTTAAACATTACTTTCTACCTCTATTAATTTAGCCAAATACCATTCAGCTTTTCTTAAATCCTCTACACCATTTTTATGTTTATAACGTATAAGATATTTCATTATATTACCTTTTAGATAATCTGCAAACCCAGCTCCTAACCCAGCTTGTATGACATGGATAGCTTCAACAGCGTTCTGCTTGTAGTGTGGTGGATGGTTTACCGTTTCATCTTGTTTTCGTATCATGTCTCCTACCTCTTTGTACTTATCTCGTATCATTTCTCTATATGGTTTGTCGTCATCATACTTCATAATTTAACGTCAGCTCCTCATCTTTTTTAATCGGTCTCTTTGTAATTATATTATAGACAAGATAATCGTCCCAGTCTTGTGTACATTCTAGATAACAGTTAGCTTGATCTGCGTGGTTTATAAAACCACCAAGCGGTGTTCTTATGTAAGTCAGGATCATCGGCACCTTGATATGTGTAGAACCAAGGTCTGTGCCTTTCTTAATATCTTGTGTGGCGTAAATGCCGTGACCATGAATGGGGCTGACCTGTATACAAACTTCATCAGGCAATGGATTGTAGTAAAACCTGTTATAATTAATTTTCATTTTTTTAACTCATCTATTTGTAGCTGTAATTCATGGATTTTTTCATGTGCTAATCCTAACTTTTTTAACTGTATTGCTTGTCTTCTGTTTCTGTAGGCTTTGTTTCTACAAACATGGCTACAATATCGTTTACCGCCTCGACCAGTATTTGCTAAATGAACTTTAATTTTTTTTGTTTTGTCACATTGAGGACAATGGAAATCAAAAGTAATGTTTTGTTTAGCATCTTTAATGGCTTTATTAAGTCTCTTTAACTCTGCATCTAATTCTGCCTTACCTTGTTTGTAAGTTTTCATATGTGATAGCTCCTATTGTTGTCATCAGGTTCAATGATATAAAGATTTTGTTTGGCCCGTGTAACGGCTACATAGAATACGCGGTGTACGTCATCGTTACCAATCCGCATGGCATCGTCAGCCGCGGGCGATAAGTCGGTGAATATCACAACATTTTCAGACTCACCGCCCTTGGACCCGTGTATCGTAGATACTGTAATGCGAGGCTCGCCATTAAACTTCTCGCCTCTGCGTAACAGGGCTGTAATGTATACTCTTGACTCTTCGGGCAATCTATCGAGTGCCTTGTGCCATATAAGTTCATCCCCTACAACAAGTCCGTGACTGTTCTGTAATGTTGCCATGTCTAGCAAATCCTGATCATCTATGCCACTTAATTTTTTAAAACCTCGCTTGACCCGTGTGCCACTAGACATGAAGCTGTAAACGTCTCTTGCTGTATCGAGTGTAATCTGTTTACCTTTACGCAGTTGTTCCCAGCCATTCACAGCTGAAGATATCTTCGCAGATATAGAACGATGGCCTTTGTGTGAGAAGAGCAGACCCATAGACTTGAGCGTTTCTGCGACTGGATTTAAGATGTACCCCGCTTGAGCTAAGATCAGCCATTGTCCCTCTGTAAGATCAATGTCATCAAGTCGTGCCATGTGTTTGACTGTGCCCTCTTCTTCTTTGGGCTGATAGCGTTTCGGATACCTATGCTTAATTCTATCGACAATGGATTCAGCGATCTTGTGTATCTGTCTTGGTACTCTGAATGACTGGTCAAGCGTTTCTGAGGTGCCTTCTAAATTAATAAACTGATCAACATCAGCTCCCGCCCACCTGTAGATAGCTTGGTCATCATCTCCAGCTGCATACATAGCTTTGCTTTTCTTATCCAAGGCGTGGGCAATGTCCCACTGTAAAGGCGATAAGTCCTGTGCTTCATCAAGAAATGTAATCTCAAAAGTCGGACAGATGCGGTCATAGTCTTTGACAAACATCTCAAGCATATCTGTGAAGTCATAAAGGTTACGTTGTTTCTTGTATTCGATGTAGCATTTGTGGACGTAGTTTACTGTGTTCCAGTCATCTTCTATATATGATTCATTGTATTGTTGTCGTAGTGAGACTTTGCGTAACCGTGCTAAATTAATTGTGTTTAGTATCGGATGATCATTGTTCTGTTTATCAATAATATCTTCATCCATACCGCTGATACGTCCAAACGATATACCTATCTTCTGCCCCAGCTCTAGGAAATGTTCTCGTGATAAGACTTGCTCTGGCCTTATTTCTGACAAATTTAGTGCAAGACTGTGTAAAGTCCTGAAGAAAAACAAATCTTTTTCAGGATCTAGTTTAAATCTAGACGCTGCTCTTTCTTTGGCCTCGTTGGCTGCTTTCTTTGTGAAAGCAAGAAAGGCAATGTGGTTTGGATGTACACCTTGGCTAAGATGGTTGTCTACCATATTGAGCAGTGTTGTTGTCTTGCCTGTACCTGGGGGCCCGAATATACGAAACATTAGTTGTCATTACTAGGACTGATAGGTGGTTCAAAGCCAAGGTCTTCTAAGAACTCATCGACCTCTTGATCAGATGGTATCTCGTGGACAAAGATTGGTGTTGTCTCTCCTACCCAAGCACCGACAACATTGAACTCCATCCACTCTATAGCTTCTTCATGTGTCATGCCATCTCGTTCCATAAAGATCTTTACGGCTTTGTTGTAGCTGTAAACTAATACATCAGGCATATTGATGCGACTACCTGTACCTATGATAGCATCTTCTAGTCCATCAGCTTTGACCATTCTTTCATCGTCTTGCATTAAAAAGGCTCCTTTTCTGTTTGTAAATTTGGTGTATTAAACTCATGATCCGTGTTACGGTGTGCGGGTATTGCCCAAACGCGGACGGATCGGTTACTGATTTTCATAACCGTACTGGACCCGTTAATATCCCGTAAGCGTTGGGCAATCTTGTGCGACTTATACTCAAAAAACTTATTCTTCTTGAGAAAGTTTTCAAAGTCTCTAAGTCGAAAGTAAGTTAAGTGTGCCTCTTCATCGGTCCAAGGCCGTCTTAACAATATCTCTTCTCTTTCTTGTGCTTGCTGTAAGTGTCTGCAAAACTCTTCTAAGTAATCATAGAACTGTCCGCTTGTGCTTGCGTCTTCAGCTACTTCTATAATAGCTGCATCGTTTTCTTTCATCTCATTGAGCAAAGCACTGATCCGTGCTTCCCAAGTTTCTTTTCGTACAGAGCGTGGCATGAAGTTAAGCTGTTCCATGCAAGCTTTCTGAAACGTAGGCTGTGATAGCAATGCTTCCGTGTCTAGCTCTAGGGGCTCCCCTGAGACGTCTAAAAACCAAACTGGCGGTGTTGAGTTATATTTTCTTAAATTAGCGACTGTTGCCCCTTGTACGGCCGACCCCACGCCATGTAGTCGTGTTCTACACAGCTCTTTGTTACAATGTGCATTGATTGGACTATCTGTGCATTTGTAGGCATAGTCTTTCTTCTTGGCTTGGTTAGCAACAAGGTTGACCTCACTTAATGGTAATGGTGGATCAAGGTAGGTCATGTTATAGGTTAGTATCTCAGTCTCCCAGCTGTCAGGAAACGCTTTGCGTAAGTAAACAGCAAGGTTAAATAATCCGTTGTTACGTCCACCCTCACTAATTTTACTTTCACATAAAGTCTGTAAGCATGGTGGTCCATCTTTAATTGGTGTATCTTTTATATCTTCTACTTGTAATGCTAGTATCTGCTCGTTATTAAGCTTATATTGATCGTACAGGGCGATAAACTCTTCTAAGGTAGCAGAGGTGCCGTCATCCTTTATCGCGTATCTAAGGCCACTTTCTGCGTCATAATACGGTAAGTTTAAAAAATTACCTACATCGCCACGATCTAAATGTAATTTAATCTGTTTTGGAAATATCTCGCTTTGACCGTAGCCAAGAGCAGCTGATATATGTTGTAAGGTTTGTTGCATATCTTTTGCTTCTACCCAGTCTTCGCTGAATAAAAAGCAGTGTGCCCCACCACTTTTGGAACGACATACAACCAGTGGTAGTTTTACTTTTCTTATCTTCTCGACAAGAACTTTATGGTCAAGAGGATAGGTATCAATATCAATACAACCCCACTTACACTGTGATTGTGCATTGATCGGTATGATACCTAGAGAGTCCCCTTTACCTGACAGATGACCCACCCAATGATCCTTGGTCCGTGGCTCCCTTACGAGAGCCGCTCTACCGGACTTCTTACCATTGGTTTGGGTCTTATCTATCTTATAAGTGCCAAACGCCTCTTCTAGTCCGTCAAATATTGAACTAAAAGTCTCCCACATTAGAATGGCATATTTCCTTGACCGCCTTTGCTCTCAGCTTTCGGCGGTGTTGCAGGCTTTGGTGCCTCTGCTTGAGGTTCATCTTGTTCATACTTCACATCAACATTATTCTGCTCAACAGACAAAGCAAAAGCCTTGGCCTCATTATAAAGGTTTATATTAGTCAGCTCCTCTTTCAGCTTCATGTCCCAAACAAAATAGTCACCTTTACGTCCACTCTCCATGTAGGTACCAAGACTATAAGTGTATAAAAACCTTGGCGGTATAAACATAGATCCGTCAGCTTTCTGCTTACGTCTTGTGGATATAATGCTATTCCATTTACGACTTGCTTTGAGAGAAGTGCTTTTCATAGCAATCATGACAGCATCTGTAGCTCCAGTCGGCTTACCGTTATCATCTGTCTTAATAATTAAACAGTAGTGCTGATGAGTGTCTTCGATGTAGTGACCTGATCCATCGGTAAGATATTCTTTATTATCTTCCTTAGATCTCTCTGTAGCTGGACATTCTTCTTTCGTAGAATATATAGCTATTGGTGCACTCTGCTCATCACCAAGAGGAGACCATTGAATAAAACGTCTTTGAAATACACAAGGTAAAACCAACACGCCTTTCTCTCTATCGTAGATCTCACCAGTCACTGTATTATACATATCACCTGATACAGATCCTCGATTAGCTTCAAGTATCTGCTTTGATAAGTTTGTTTTTAAAAACGGAATACTTAAAGTCTCTTGATCGACTTCTTTATTACCTAGACCTGAGTCGGCTTCCACCATACTGAAATCTAGTGTCGCAATTTGTTGTTGCTCTTTTTTTACTACTGATTCTGCCATTTACTTTCCTTTCATAATTTTAGCTCTACGGCCTGTCCACGCACCAAACACTGGCGGTATCTCTTGACCGGCTTCAGTTTGTTCTCTTATCCAAGATTTAAGTGTACTGCTGTGTACGATTTCTTTCTTATCGACAGTAAATCCTCGTGACAAAGCAGCTTCATAGAAATCTTTGGCGATGTTGTCTTCACCCATACCGAACTCAGCCGCTACAGATGATTTAATTAAATCACCAAAGCCATTGCCTCGCAGCCAATCATGTGCTTGTGGGCGATCAGCTACTTTAATTGACCCACCATAGGTAGGCACAATCTCGACCTTAGAGCCATCTGATAAAGTAAAACTTTCTAAGTTGATCTCTTCCATCAACAAAGGCATATCTTCATCAGTTAAGGCAAGAAGTTCTTTTTTCGCAGTCTTGAGTTTATCCTCAAGCTGTGAGACCTCGTCTTCTTTTAAGGCTATCTTATGTGCAATGTCAGCTACGCTTTTCAGCTTATCTGTGCTAACATCACTGATAGAATCTGCACTAGTAGCGTCAGCTTCTACCTGTCTTAATAAATCACTCATGTTCAAATCTCCGTTGTTCGTGATTAAAAGTCGTTATTATTGACTTGCATATAAGAAGATATGCGTTATATAATATATTGTCAAGGGAGTTATCATGAAAATGCCATATTTATTTAAAACAAAACCATTCAGACATCAGGAAGAAATATTAGATTTAAGTTGGAAACGTAAGTATTACGCCCTGTTTATGGAGATGGGACTAGGTAAATCAAAAGTAATTATTGATACAATAGGTAAGTTAAAATTAGAGGGCGAGATCGATTCAGCTATGATCGTTGCACCGAAAGGCGTGTATGATAACTGGGTCAAACAGGAGATACCAAACCATTTACCTGATGAATTTGAACGATTCGTGGTCCGTTGGCAACCGTCCAAGTCCAAAGCTTTTCAAGACGATATGAACAAAGTTGTGTTTGAGATCATGGCTGGCGTTAAGTTCTTTATTATAAACGTAGAAGCATTCAGCACCTTGCGTGGTAAAAAGGCTGCATACTTTTTCCTGAAACAAAACCCTGACAACATTATGGTTATTGATGAGAGCACCACTGTTAAGAATAGAAAAGCCATGCGTACCAAGAACCTAGTGCAGCTGGGTAAGTTTGCTAAGTACAAACGTATACTGACAGGATCGCCTGTGACTAAGTCACCTATGGATTTGTTTTCTCAATGTCAGTTCCTTGATCCGCAAGCCTTGGGTCAGTCATCTTATTTTACATTTCAAAACAGATACGCCATCATACAGCGTAAAACATTTGGTGGTCGTAGCTTCAATGATATAGTAGGATACAGAAGACTGGATGAGCTTAATGCTAAGCTTGTCAGCTTTTCAGCTCGTACACTAAAGAAGGATTGTTTGGACTTACCTGATAAAATATACATAAGAAGAAACGTAGAACTCACAGCACAACAAGCCAAGGTTTATGAGGAAATGCGGCGATTCGCACTAGCTAGACTGTCTAAAGGCGAGCTTGCCACGACAGCTAGTATTCTAACCCAGCTCATGAGATTACAGCAGATATGTTGTGGCTATCTTGAAAGTGACGAGGGCCGTCTAGAGGTATTAGATAACCGTAGATTAGATGAGCTAATGAACATTATAGAAGAGACAAGCGGTAAGGTTATCATATGGTGTAACTATGTCTACGGTATAGCTGAGATTAAAAGAAGACTGTCTGAAGTATATGGTAAAGATAGTGTAGCCACATACTATGGTGAGACTAAACAGGATGACAGACAAGATATAGTACAGAGGTTTGAAGATCCTGATAGTTCGCTACGGTTTTTTGTAGGTCAGCCTAAGACTGGTGGTTATGGTATTACACTTAATCAGGCGTCTACCGTTGTATATTATAGTAACAGCTATGATTTAGAGAGCCGGTTGCAGTCTGAAGATAGGGCACATAGAATAGGACAAAAGAAGTCTGTAACGTATGTAGACCTTATATCACCGGGCACCATAGATGAGAAGATCGTCGAAGCGTTGCGTAATAAGATTAATCTTGCAGACCAAGTATTAAAAGAAGATACGAAGAACTGGCTTGCTTAACCTATTAAACCTTGCCTGTAGCCGTTAGCCTTGTCGTAGGTAAGCAGTTGCTTTCTTGGTGTTTCTGCTATGGAGCAATGCACCCAGCCTGTGTTACCGCCTGTGTAGCACTCTAAAATCAGCTGATCGAAGTCTAAGTTCTCACTGACCCATACAGCTAGATCCATATTAGATACACCTGGAACCTCAAAGTCCACCGCAGCCTCGCCTTTAACTTTGCAGCAATGCTGACTTTTTGCAGATGACCCTACCGCTATACACAGCTCAGGACTACGGAAACCTGAACTTGGTGTGAAAGGTATGTCGTAGTGATCGCGTACTGGCTGTAGTATTTTCTCAGCTATAAGCTTGAGTGATTGTTCTTGTAGTTTTGTAGGCGTGTTTGGTATGCCTTTGCGTTCAGCTGTCTGAGACTTTGTCAGTTCAGCTAAACTAAAATTTTCTGTAAGTTTCATGTTAAATTCCTATACATTACCTATTGATCTTACAACTTGGCTACCATCAGGCAACACCTCTATTCTAAAATTCTCGCGTTGATCGTAAGCTCCACCGGGTCGAAAATCTTTTATATCAAACGCTGGATCTGTTAAATCAAAAAGAGTTCTAGGTCTCATTCCTGAACGAGTGAATAGATATTCATTTAAAGGAATCTCTGTTAGGCCCTTAGTTTGAATTGGATTTGTATATTTCTGATCTCCCATTTTTATTTTTTCTGGCGTGATCTCTTCATCACCTCCAAATAGTTTACTAAAATTACCGCTAAAGTAATCTCCAGCTTTTCTAACTAAACCCATGATGCCCATATCCATTGCTTGTCTTACTAAATTAGGAGCCGTTTCTTGTAAAAATCTTTCAGTACCTGAAAAATACATTGGTCTTTCATAACCGAACCCAGCTCTCATATCTAAAGCACCTGGGACCGATGGTATCAGATTTTGTGGCCTTGCTAAATCTCTTGGACCAGAAAAAAAGTTTTGATTTCTAGTTAAATTAGAGCCCCGTTCTACAGTGTTGCCCGGCAATAAATTTCTAGTAATATTTAAAGCTTGTGCATATTTAGGACTATAAATATCTCTACCTTGTCTATCAGTCATACCTATAATATTTGATCTATTGAGACCAACTTTTGGTTCAGCTATGATTTGTGCTATACCCACTGGATCAAATTCAGAAGCATAGGCATCAAAGTCTACACTATCACTTTGGTTGATTGTATCAATATCAGCTTGTGTCAGTTGGGAATCATCTTTCATTCCTATCTCTGAGTCATCAACAAACCCACCATCAGCAAAAAAATTCATTGGTATTTTAGCTCCAAGATTAAACCCTCCGCCCGGTAATTGTTCAAAAAACGGTTGGAAGCCTTTTTTACCTGTTACAAAATCCTTCAGCTCATTAACAATTGTATTTGCATAACCGGGAAGATTTATAGATGTAATGCCAGTAAATTTATTACCTCTATTTTTAGTTAAAGTACTTGGTAAAGTTGTCCTTGTTAAATTTGAGGTGTCCTGATCATCATCTCTTGTCGTAGTATTTTCAAGAGCAGATTGTATAGCTTGTTGGGCTGTAAAATCTGTCTCAAGTCCCATGTCATATGAAGGATTGCCGGCCATACCGCCATATTTCATAAATTGTGTCGTGCCTTGTTGTTGAGCGTTAATTAATCCTGATATGGGATCGTTTGGAAACAACGATGCAAACCTGTTTCTATTAATAGACGCGGCTGGTGGGGGTGACCCCACGTTAGCCGCGATGGGGGTCTTCATTCCCCTATTTAGTCGACTTGCTACTTGGGTGGTGGGAGACCCCTCTTGTGGCAAAACAACAGAAGCTGATTTATCAATGTCTCTATCTCTTTGATCCTCTTTAATTATATCTGTGAGATCTTCTTCTTTAGCAGCTGGGGCTGTTCTTCTGACTGAACCTGTTACTGCTATGATCGATGCTTCTTTTAACTTTCTTTTCATAAAATCAATAACACTTAGTGCGACTTTTTCGTCTCTTACATCTCTCATTAATTGAGCTAGATAGGTTGGATCTTTCATAACCTCTAACATTGTATCTTGTCTTGCAGCCTCAGGTATAGCTAATAAAAATTTTTGAAATAATTTAGAACCTGATGACTCTGCAATCAACCCTCCCGCAGATGATGCTGGAAACATAAATCTTTGAAAACTTTGACCTGCTGTAGCACCTGCAACTCTAGTAGTAAATTGAAAAAAAGCATTTTCAGCCGTGGATATATCTATTTCGCCTGACGCTTGTTGTGATTGTATTTTTTGCATATTACCTAAAACTTTTTCAAAAGTTTTAAGTTCAGTATCTGTTATTAACTTGTTAGATCTCATCCATGTAGCTAAAGATTGACGTCTTCTCCCGCCAACACCCTTTATCGGTTGAAACAACATTTCATAAGCTTTAGCTGGATTAAAAGGACCAGTGCTTTCAAGTCCTGATTTGGTAAGAACATGACCTAATATAGATTCTCTTAGTCCCCTCAACATACTTGATACGTTGACTTCTTCAATCATTTCTCTTTGAACGCCATCGGAAGTAGTAACCACTTTAGTAAACTTATTTACAGGCACCTCTCCCGTAGCTCCAGTCACAGTTGCACTGTCTTTATCTAAAGGGTCTTTAATTATTTTCTTACCAAAATTTTTTATGTCAGCTATTAAATTATTTAAATTTTTTATAGGTTCGTCAGAATTTAAATTTATAGCAATTAATTTTTCAGGACTTTCAAAATTGTGAAGAGAAGCAAAAGCGTGTTTATCTTTCGCTCTTTTTATCATAACGCTATTTTCGTCTAACAATCCTCGGAAAAGGTTTTCTTTTCTAATTGAGTTTTGTAAATCGTTTCTGATTGCTGGAAAAGCATTAAGTATTTCTTGTGCTTTAGGATCATTTAACAATTTTTTTGCAGTGGTTTCGTTAATTCTTGGTATTGAAATTTCACTGCTTGGGTCATCAATATTTTTTCGTATATTTTTTTCTGAAAACAGGCCCGTGATTCGTGGATCGTTTCTAAGCAATCCATATAAAACTGTTTGATATGTTGGTGTACTTGTCCATTCTTCATTATCTTTTAAAAGACCTTCATCTTTTAAAAATGTGTGCACGTTTTCAATCTCTTTGTATCGTAAAGCTGCTGCATCGTTAAAGCCTTGAAGCTCGGTGTATAAAAGTTCAGGAGGAGTAGTTAGTTCTCCTGTTCTATTTGTTTTAAATACTTTTTGACCTATAGCAGTTCTTGTAAAGACATCATTAAGGGCCTTGGAATATTTGTTTGCTGCATTAAGTTGAGCGGCAAACTCAGCTGCATTTGGATCATTTACTAAGGATAATATATCTTTCCTCAAAGCATCTGCGAGATAATTTAATCGTCTGTGGCCGTCAAAATCCCCAGCCTTTTTCAATACTCTTGCCTCATTGTACAAGAAAGTTCTCATGTCTCTTAGTTCATCAAGAGTTAATGGAGGCACTTCGTCTAACCCAGCTCCAGTATCTAAAGTTCTTGCAGAAGATTGATCTACAATATCTTTTCTATTTTGTATTTCAATTAATTTTTTGGCATAAAGGTTCAAAGTCCTTGCCTTATCTCTGCCTGCCTTGTCTTTAGAGTCCAGAGTTTGCCTCATTAAAACTTCAGTTAAGTTTTGTAAATTTTCTGCATTTGAAATATTAGGATTAAAAGTGTAATCAGCACCTCTACCCTCTTGTAACAATGAAATATCAATTTCAGTTTCTATATACTTTATTGCTTCTTTGTGAAGCCTTTCATCTTCATTTTCTTGTTTTGTACGTCGAGAAGCGTCATCTCTACTAAGCCCCTTTTTATCAGTTTTTGTTGGAGGTCTACCTTTCAAATAAGCAAGTGCTTTTCTAAGTAACCCTGTTGTCTCTTCTCCTCCTTCAGCACCCTCTCTAGGAATACCAACTTGGTCATAAATAAATTCTAAATGATTTGATAGTCTATTTACATTTTTTCCGCCTAAAGTTTTGTCAAATGCAACAACGATACCCCCTAATTTATCTTCTAACTGAGCAATCTTTTTCATATCTCCTATTTCGAGTATTTCTGCTACTTTAATTGGATCTTCAATATTTTCTAACAATTCTTTATATTTACTTTTTGTATCAGCAGAAAAGTTAGCCGCTTGTTCTTGTAGTTGAAGTAATCTTTTGTCTGTTGTGCTAGGCGTTGCGACAATAGTATCGTCTGTTTCAAGGCCAAGTGCTTTTCTAACTCTTTGCTCAAAACCAAAAACACCTGTATTTTTTTCAAATTTTTTGTAAATGATATTTTTTCCTGTTGGATTTTGCGGAATGATGTCCTTATCTTTCATTGCTTTTAAGAAATTAGAATTTTCATCATTTAAAATACTGATGCTAAAATTAGGTATGTTTTCATAAAGTTCACGTTCTTTTGTCCTAGCTTTGTCCATGCTGTCATCAATAAAAGAAAACAATCTTCGTGATAAAACTTGAGTAGTGTTCTCATCTTTAGCTACAGAACCTCTAAGTTTGTTAAACGCAGTCAGTATCTCACCAATACCATAATCAAGATTAGTTTGTATGTTATCTTTAAGTATCTCATCCTCAATTTGACTAGCTACAAGTAAAGCCTCATCATCTCCTGATCCTTTTAATATTGTTAACAAATCAATTAAACCTTTTTGAGCGTCCATTAGTTGTTGTTTTTTCATACTACTTAAATGGTCATATTTATTAGCTAAGGTTGATTCTATTAACATTAAAACTGGACTATCAGCTTTGAAAGCAGCGGACGTTTGAGCTAACTCAGATAATTTGTCATAAGCGATTTTAATATTACTATTAGCATATGCTTCAGGTGTTTCGTAATCTGCTTCTAGTTTTGCAATGATTTGGTTAGGGTCTTCACCAAAAATTTCAATTTTTTCAATTAAATCTTTGACCGCAGTTCTTTCTCTAAAAGTCTTAAAAACTTTACCAGGGCCTGTTTTGCCAGTAAAAAAGTCAGAGGCAGCTTCACCTGTAGGTTTGTCAGATAGTCTACCTTTGGTAAATATATTTTTTATAACAGGTAATGCACCAGCTAAAATTCTGTAGGATGGGTAAACTATTAAATTTGTACCAATAGACGTAACTAAACCTGCTCCTACACCGCCTGCTACTTCTGCACCAAAAGCTGGAAAAAACTCACCTGGATTTTCTTGCTCTGAGATAATTCTAGCGAAAGCAGCTCCACTGCCTGCTCCAAACTCAGTTATTCCTGACCTGATAGGATTTGTCTGAAAAGGTTTAATACTTGATGCGAACAAGGTATCAATACCTTTGGATAAACGTAAAGTAAAAGGGACTTTGCCTCTTTTTTGAAAAGCTTGTAAATCTTTTAAAAATTTACTTTTATCCGCAGTAAATGTAATACCACTATTTTCAATTAAATCAGCTCTTCTTCTTATGTTTTCAACAAGATGAACCGCCCCAAGTTGTGCACCGGGCTTTACAAGATAAGGTAGAGGCATGAAAGATAAAAAATCAGCTAAAGCCTTGCCACCTTCGTAGTATGGTCTTTGGCTTGGAGGAACAATTATTTCTGGACCAGTAAGTAAATCATCGGCATAATTTGCTATACCTGATGTAATCAAACCTGTAGTAACACCTGCTCCCAAAGCACCGAAAATACGGCCCCTAACACCCATAGTTGGTGGAGCTTTTGTAAAAAAAGTTTTCGAGCCAAGAAAAAACCCACCAGAAAACCCAAGTGATTCGGGGCCTTGCTCAAGTAAACCTTCAATTACAGGATTGTTTGCTACGTCTACGGTAGAAAATAAATCTAAAACATCCCGATCAGTTTTAGGGTAAATGCTTTTGCCAAACATTGTACTAATTCCTTCTTTTTCAAGGAACTTTTGAAATCCAGAGTCACCTCTTTTCACACTTTCTAAGGTTAAATTAGGAATATTATAATTAACTGAAGCTGCTCTTAAAACGCTTTCAGCTAATGCAGTATCCGCACTACCAAATTTTTTGACTGTATCAGGATCAGCATAATACTCAGCAAAATTTAAAACATCTTGTTGAGAGATATCAATCGGTCTAAATTTTTGAAACTGTTGTTCTGGATCAACAAGTTGATCAGAAAACTCAGGATTTAGTTCAATGTTTGGTGTTTCAGCCATCAATTACCACCAGTTTTTTTCTTAATAAATTTATCTTCAAAACTTAAACCACCGCCTTGATTTTTAGGTGTATAACTGAAACCTTTTCCAGCACCTGTTGCTTTACCATCTAAAGATACTGGGTTAAGTATATCAATAAGTTTTTCTATTTCTAGTATTTTAGAGTTTACTTGTGCTATTTCTTCAGAAGGCACATTACCTTCAGCTAATGCTTTGTTTAAAAATACTAGTTGTTTGACAGCTATACTTTTTACTTTTCTTAAATTCTCAACTTCTGTTTCTGGGTTAGCTATGAACCTATTAGGGTCTGGAAACAACTGCATAGTTTGTTCTAAGTCAGCAACTGCTAATCTTGGGTTAACAGCTAAAGCGGCACGACCAAGTATTCCAATAGATTTGACGTAAAGTCTAGCTTTGACATCATCTTTAAAAAACTTTCTTACGCCGTCAATTGGTACAAAACCACCGATTAAGGCATCTAATCCTGCATAAATTTGGGCGTAAGGACCTGTTGCATCTCTTACTAAATCAAAAGCGTCTCTTAAATCTTTCTTTTCATTATTACTCGCATTAAGATCCTTAATTAAACTTTCATCAATTTGTTTTAATTTTATTTTGGCCTTTTTACTTGCTTTTTCAGCTTTAATTATTTTAAATGTTTCATTGTCATTAATTGGTGCAAAGTTTTTGATTTTGCCTGAAGTTCCCTGTAAGTAATTACCAAACTTATTTGAATAAAAAGACCTGCCGCCATCTAAACTGGTTACTAATTCACTTGTGTTATCGTCATATTCAACATAAAAGCCTTTTGCACTTCTTTCAGAAGACAAAGTACTCATCACATATTTAGGTTTATCTTTGTTATTTGGGTTTTCGTTATGTTTATTTGCTTTTTTTATAGCCTCTTGGCCTGTTGGTGAATTTTGATCAACTACCGTTGTTACGCCCTGAAATGTTATTGACATGGGTTTATATGAACTACCGCTTTTTTCTACATCATATTGGCCAATGGTAGTAAGTATTTTATCGCTGTAATTTTCAGGTTTAAAACCTTCTGCATTTACGTCAACAAAATCTTCAATTACTGAGGGTTTATCTTTACTACGAACCTCCAATAATTTCGGAGCAAGCTTTTTTGTTGTTAGTTTATCTACAGTTTCACCCGGTTGTAAATTATTAAACCTGTTTCTGCCTATTGGCGAGTTTAAATCTATTTGTTCAACAATCCTACCATCTTTCATGATATTTGCAGGCTTGACTTCTCTAAATTTATTTTTTGTCAACCGAGCTTTTGCAAGCTCAATATCCCCTTTTTTCTTTGCAGATAATATGCTTTCACTGGCTGTAAGAGCGGCTAAATCTAATTTTTGTTTATCTTGTGAAAGTTTTGCTGCTCTTGCCGCTATGGTTTGAGGCAGTTTTGTTGTAGTTGCCGCCATCGCTAATCTTTGAGCAGGAGATAACCCTTTTTTCTCACCGGGCATTGGAGCTGCATAAGTTAAAGCTGTATTGGCAATGTCAAACAATATTTGAGCTTGTGTTAATCTTTTTTGTTCTTCAGTATCTCCAAGTATGTCTTTATAAATCCCTCTTCTACTTTCAAATATTTTTTTCAAATCTGCACCGTCATCTAAAGTAGTAGTGTTTGCCGTAGGTTGATTTTTTAACAGATCAAATCTTTTATTTAATGCAAGTTGATTTAGTGCAAGATTTCTAAGCATATTTTGATTTTGTGCTGCTGCAAAATTACCAGGAGTAGACATTCCACCCACGTTAGGTACAACCCCTGCATTTTCGAATTTTAAAACTGGGTCCTCGTCTCCACGGCGGCGAACCTCACCGCCTAACTTAAAATTTTCGGGTGGTTCGTTTCCAGCCCCCGTCATGCTCATTATTCCGCCAGCCATATCGCCTTCTACTGGTGTGTCCATTGCGTCGCGAGCCATCGGTGCAATGCCTTCTTCTACCATACTAAGTTGAACTACCGGTGTGACCAAAGCTAAAACACTATCTGGTGTTTGAGCCGCGTCCTCTGGTCCAACTATACTTGCCAAATCATCTCTTCTTTCTTCTTCTGTCTTATCTTCACCAGAAAACTGATTCATCATAGATTGAAAGTCAGGAGCTTGTTCCAAATCTCCAGTTGTTTCGGATGCTGTTTGTAAAGCACCCATTATAATGTTTGGGTCTAATTGCTGTTGTGCTGCCATCGGTGGCTGATCCATTGGTGGTGACCCCATAGGTGTAGCCGCCATGTCCTGTTGTGACATAAGACCTGCTAAACCGCCCTCCTGCATTGCTTGAAAACCCATCTTTCTAACAACGTCAGGACGTTCTTTTGCTAAAGCTTGTAAACCTTTTGCATCGTCAGGTATTACTTTACCGCCATTAGCAAACATCTGTCTTTGTAATAATGCTCTATTCATCATCCAAATAACCCTGCTTTCTGAGCCCCTGCTGCTGCCGATAACCCTGCAATACCGAGCCCTAAATATTGCTGGAATGGTGATACATTAGGCGTGCTTGCCTGTGTAATTGTTGATTGTGATGTAGGTACCTTACTGTAAATGTCAGATAAGAAGCCTAATCTTTGATACGGCTCATAAAGCTGTGCTAAATCACTAGCTCTTGCGGCGTCTATTCTAGCTTGATCTTGAGCCTGCTGTAAAGACCCTAGTTTGTAAGCACTGTCAATATCTCTTTGTTGTAAGGCTTGTCCTGTTTCGCCGAGAGACGCTTGTCTCATTGCAAGACCTGCAATTCCAGAGCCAAGTTGTGTTTGCCTTGCTAGTTCTCTTTCAGCTGCTTGTTGTGCTTGTAAAAAGTTTTGAGCCTGTGATCTCGCTAGAGCATCTGCTCTGTTTCTGTCTATTTCTCTTTGTGCTATTTCACCTCGTGAACCACCAAAAGCACCTTGTCCTACAGCCCCCGCAGCAGCTTGTCTCTGCTGTATATCAAAACTTCTATTTATTTCATCTTGTACGGCTTGTTGAAAAGGGTTCATATAACTCTGTAACATTTCATCTGTTACAGGACCTGCTCCAGCTCTTAGAGCGTCTTCAACACCACCCAAAGTTTGTCCTGCTTGTTGCAGAAAAGGTAAAAAAGAACCAAGACCTGCCATCTGTTGAGCAATCGCCGCTCTTTGTAACCCTGTCATTTCTGCAACTTGCTGGGGAGGTAAATCAATTCCTAAGTCCGCAAGTTCTTTTGCTGTTTTTAAAAGGCCAATACGATAGGCTTCTATTTCGGGACTTTCCCTGACGGTTTGTATGGTTTCTTCTACTGCCATTATGCCATCGCCTTTCCTTTTTTCTCTAATTTACTCATCACACTATACATATTTTTTATGCCAGTGTTAAGGTTTCCGTTACCTAATCCTCTTACAGCGTCTGTTGTCATAACAAACTCACCCGGCATGAGCATAGCTCTCACGCTGTCTTTGCCCGGTGTGCCTTCGTTTGGTCCTATACCACCTGTTCTTCTTGGAAACACATCACCGCCCTCAGCTAAACCTATTTGATAAGGTGTGTAATCAAACTGAAAATTAGAAGGCACAGTATAATTAGCTGTAGAAAATCTAGGTCTAAAGTTTGCTATGTTATAAAGCTCAGGGTTTCTACTGTAAACATCTAATCCTGACTCTGGCTTAACTAATGGCGGTTCCTCCGGTACATCAAAAGCTCCTGCTCCAGATAGAGCTGCTATACCGACAGCCGTTGGTACAGCCGCTTTACGAAGAAAAGTAGAGCCTAACAACTTTGGTGCTAATTCTTTTTCAGCAGCTGCTAATGCTAATTTGTTACCGCCAGCCACTTGTGGTCCATAAAGACCTGGAAAATCTTTCACCAATTCAGCTGCACGCTGATTAATTGATAGTTGTGTGGGACTTTTACCAAAAGCAAAATCACTAACTTTACTTGCTCCGGTTTGAATATTTTTTGATAAAGTATCAAATGTTGTTGGTTTTTTTGGCACTAATGGATCATATTCTCCATACAGATCTGAACCAACGGAAACGTCAGAACCTCCAATTGGGTCAAGTTTTTCTATACCAACTTTGTCGAATTTAACCGCATCGCCTCGAACAGTATCTGCTCGAACAGTGTCTGTAGTACTACCACCTAAATCTCTAATGCTAGGTAAAGTTCTGCCTTGTAACCCACTAAAATCTCCTTGAAATGCACTACCTATATTTGAGGTCCCTGTGCTTACATCAGCAGCTATATTCTGTCCAAAACCACTTAAACCTTCACCGGGCCCTGCTAGTCCAGCTGCTACAGCACCAGTAGCACCACCTACAAGAGCAGATCTAAAAGCATCACTTAAACTACCGCCCTGTGCTAAAGTTGCTATACCTGATCCAATTGCACCAGAATAAACTGCACCTAACCCAGGAAATAAAAAATTTAAAGCCACAGGTAATACTATAGGAGCTGCTTTTTTTAAGGCTTTACCGACGCCTTTTAATGCTCTTGATACGCCTTTACCAATAGAACTAACGCCTTTTTTTATACCTCTAAATAACTTTTTAAGAAAAAACTCAGGTAATCCTGTGTCTGGATTAATACTATTCTTACTTGTACCAACAACATATCTTTCTGGATCTTCTACGCCTAATTCTCTAAGATGAGAAAAGATACTTTCTTTTAGTTTTGGGTTGTTTTCTATCAAGGCCCGTGGGACGATAAGCTCGCCTGTTTCAACGTGAGCAACAGTATCATCGCCATAACGACCATAGTTTGCCATCTTTCTGCCAATATCATTAAAAGTAGCAATACCCTCTGTACCGTACTGATCTTCTACCTCTTTTTTTTCAAGTAGCTTAATTTCTTCATCTGTAAAGATAAAGTCACCAATACCACCTGCTGGCATATCTATTTGTTGTGTAGCTTGGCCCATGCCCTAGTTTACCTTATTATCTTTTTTATGTCTATCATGTCTTAATTTTAATTGTTCCGTTATCATTGAACAACGCACCCACCTCTAAACCTGTATCACTTGTAGGCAAATCCGTCAAAGTAATCTTCGTGCCTCTAAGTTCACCGGGGTTTTGTAGCTGTGTAACCAATTGACTTAAACTTCTTACCATTTCATTAAAATACTGCACATCATACTCATCCGGCGGCAAAGAAAAATTTGGTGGTACTAATTGTCTACTCATCTATCTCCATCCGCTCTTAAATCAACCCTTGGTGTTCCAAGTCTCCAGTTTACACCTTGTGTTGTGCTTTCTACTCTAAGACCAAATGATCTTCCACGCAATCTTAAATGATTTAACTGTGTGTTAGAACTAACTGTATTTGTTGATGTTTTAACAAACCCTTCTCCGGGACTTCTCTGTGCTTTTAAAGAAAATACCGCTTGTTTGTTATCATTACTAATATCGCTATCGCTATTATCAAAACTGACATCTGGTATCATTCTTCTTAAAAAGACAAACTGATCCCCATCTTGTACATCTATCGGACTTGATTCTATAAATGATGTAAAAGCAGTGCCATCATTATCGTTACCTTTTTCGTGATTGTATACAAGATTAGAGTCTGTTGCCATAGGGTATTGATAAACACCTCTGTCTATCCAAGAACTTCTTGCAAGACTACCAACATACCAGATTTTCTGATCGTAATTATACACAACATATTTGTCATTTTCACCAGTGCCGCCATTAGATACTGCATTTGTTTGTGATGGATAAAACCAAAAGACTTCACCAAAAGCTGAGTTCACACCAGCATAAACTTTATTGGATTGTGTCTCATTAAAATCTTGAAAGACATGATCTCTTACTGAGCAAGGTATAACTTGTACACGACCATCATAAACATAGAAACGATCATAACCCATCCAAAAAACTGCATCACCCACTGCCACGGCACTGTTAAATCCACGAACAGTTATATTACTTGCAAGTTGATTGATGCCAAAAGTAAAAGGAGGACCTATAAATTGCATACTATGAACAGATGTGTCTGTTAATACAATTATTTCTCTTCTTGTTTTTACAGCATTTACGATTTCTGAACCAGTTCCCACTCTTAAATCACCTGCTGTGTTTGTTGCAGTTGGTGTCCAAAAAAATGGATTCTCTTGTGAACTAAATCTAATTAATAATCTGTCTTGTGTTGCTTGACCTATAGGATTTGCACCAAAACAAATAACATGACGATCTCTTTCAGATACAATGACTTTCCTTGATATTGTTGGTGCAGCGTCAGACAACTCTATTAAATTTTTTGCTCGTGTGCTTAACCCATTTGATTTATCCCAGTAAAAAACAAAACCATCTCTTTGGTTAAAAATTAAGTCTTCACCAAAATTATCTTGTGACCATAAGCGAAGTGTGCCACCACCAGCAGTTTCACTTGAAGCAGAACCCCATCCATCTGCACCCCAAGTTCCAGCACCCCATCCATCACCTGGTACTACAGTATTAATACCGATGTTAATTTGATATTCTGCGTCTGCTGATCCAGCACTAGACAAAGGTGCTGCGGCATTGTCAGATAAAGTAATAGTATAAGTTCCTGAATCTGGAACAGTTACAATCTGATGCTCTGCATTAAGTTGTGTGTTTAATGCTGTAGTGCCAGTATTTGCATTGCTAAAAGTTACAAAATCTCCAACTAAAGCACCATGATCGGAGTCATTTACTGTTACACTTGTGCTATCAGTTGCAGTTATGAATGTGATCGCCATATGTTAATCACCTACCACCACAGTCGATTCATTACTTATATCTACAGTTACTGTTCCAACTGCACCAGTGCCAAATAAATTAGCAGCAGAAGGAGGAGTGTTTATAGTGACTGTTCCTACTTCTGTAGTTCCTAATATTCTTAAATTGTTTTCTGGGTTAGTTGATTCTACTGCATAAGCAGACTCAATGACAACTGTTCCAACACCACTTGTGCCAGCACTACCTGTTATGCCAAATGCTATTGTATTGCCATTTATATCAAAAACGACTTCGCCATTAACAACTTTTCTTCTTAACGGAGTTATGTCGTTATAAGTTTCTGACTCTTCAATATAAAATTTAATCTCTGTGCCTACTCCAAGATAATCATTCCCTTCGAGGTTTGCCCATGCGTGTAAAGATCTTGAAGTTCCTAAAAAAGTAGAGGAGCTATATTTTTCCCAACCACCAAGTTTTTCTGGATAACCGAAACGAAAACGAACTTTATCGCAATCATTCCACCCACCTTTGTTAGAGTAAGACGTAGTTTCTTTATTGATGCCTGGTCTAAACTTCAAAGATGTAATAGGCATGATTACTCTCCAGTTGGATCTACATAGTCTCCGACAGTTCCATAGTCACCATTTGCTGCTTTGGCGTATATTTCTCTACCATGTTGCTCTGCATCATTAGGATCTGCCAAGAACTCATAGTATCCATTATTTTCTGTCATTCCTAAATTAGCATAATGAGAAAACTTACATTCTAAAGTAATTAAATTTTTTTCTTCATTTGCCCATACTGGATTTTTTGCATCTATTAATGTTGCACCATTTCCTTGTATTTTTATTGTCATATCTATTCCCTCTTACGATTGTCTTTGATAAATACCACCCTCACCAGTGGTCATAGTTCCAGACATGTTTCTCCATGTGCCACTATATATATTACCTTTTTCAGCATTAGTTACAGAGGTGCCATGATAAAATTGACCAGCAGAAACAGTTCCAAATTTAGTAAGACTGGTATTTGTTCTTTTTGCCAAAGTGTATGAACCCACTGTATTACCATTTTGACCTGATGCACTTGCAGACACATTTGTTAATGATGAGCCATCTAATGCAGGTAAGTTACCTGACAATTTTGTTGCATCTAATACTTGTGTGCCTGTTACTGTGACACCACCGACAATTAAAGCCATTTTACATCTCCTCTAGTTTAAATTTATATTTTTTGCCGTTTAATCTATTTAATAAAAATAAATCCTCTGCACCCTCTTGTATTGTCCAAGAGCCTCTAGTGCCATCTACTTCATTATCTCTTGTTTTGGTGTTATTTAAATTTATATCACCAGTATATATATCCCTCCATTGAGCAGATGAAGAACCTAAATCATGTGTATCATCTGCGGCTGGTAATAATGTTCCACCAAAAGTGGCACCTGCATTAAATGTAGCAGCACCTGCTTCACTGCCGTCAAGAGTTAACATGGTAATATCAGAACTGTTGTCCGTGCCTTTAAATATAATATCAGTATCGTTGCCTTGAGCATCAATAGTTATATTGCCTGCCGATGTTGCTAATGTAGATGCTGCATCACCCGTTGCTATGTCATCTAAAGCTGTGGTTGTGCTTACTGTACCAAAAGAAAGTGCTCCACTTCCATCTGTTTTTAAAAACTGTCCGTCAGAACCATCAGAAGATGGTATTGTAAATGTTGTACCACCAGAGGTTAATTTTAAATTTGAACCATCTGATAAAACAGCCTCGTTTGAGTCATGTAATTGTAGTGTTGGTGTTCCTCCACTATCTGTCAAAAGCAATCCAGTATCATGCACATGAGTTAATGCAATTTCAGAATTAGCACCAAAAGATAAAACAGCTCCGTCTGAGGTTAAACTTACATCATCTCCAACTATGAGATCATCATCCACTGTTAAATCTACGGCGGCTAAATGTGCGAAAGCATCTACAACTGCTGCACCAGAGCCTGCACCATCTAAATAAACAACTTTTACAGTGCCAGGTGCTATCGTTACATTTGCACCCGACCCTTGAGAAATAATAATGTTTTGTGAGCCACTTGTTCCGTTTTCAATAATGTGAACTCTTTTCATTGTATTAGGTGCTATTGTAATCGTACAAGCTGAGTCTAATGTTCCAGTATATTTAATAAACATAGCTCTGCCAGGATCAGAAGTAGCGTCTGCTACTGTCGTTGTGTGCGTATCTGCATTTGTTGTTATGCCCTCTGTACCAAAACCTAACGCCTCACCTATAAGTTCTAGATTGGTATTTGTTTTTGTACCCCAGTTACCCGACTGCTCTCCAGTCGCCATTTCTTCGAGTCTAAGATTATTTACAAATGTACTAGCCATATTACTTTCCTTTTGTTAAGCCGCCGTTTCTACCCAATTAGCTGTTTGGTTAGGAACAATTAAACTATATATTATTTCTTCTCCAGTGCTACCAGTGCCACTGACTCCAGTTAAAGATACCACAGTTTGTCCCACTATGGCAAGTGTTCCCGTTTCTCCTAAACCAAAAACATCAGTTACAGGAACCACCAAAGTTAAATCAATGGTTTCTTCTCCCAAAGCAGTTGTACCAGTTACTGTTGTTGGACTTGCTCCTGCTCCTCCAGTAGCTACAACGCTACCCACACTTCCAGTTGCACTTACTCCAGTTGTTGAAAGATTTGCTCCACCACTTACAGCTTCATCGCCTATATTAACAGTTCCAGTAATGGCATCTTCGACAACTTTAGCACCACCTGCTGCCAAAGCATCACCAATACCACCAGTAGCAGATACACCAGTTGGCACAACCTCAATCGATGGAACAGCGGTAGCAGTTCCTATTGCACCAGTAGCAAATAATCCAGTTTCAATAACTAAAGAACCTGCCGTTGTTCCCTCTTCTCCTAAAGCAGAAGTACCAGCAACGCCAGTTACTGAAAAAGATGCCGTGCCAGTTTCAACTGTATTGCCAACTGCACCAGTTGCACTTACTCCAGTAGGACTTACAACTGTTTGACCTGCGGCGTTCTCGTTACCAAGAGCGGATGTTCCAGCAACACCAGTGACGTTAAAAGCTATATTGCCACTTGCCGCCTCATCTCCAACAGCGGATGTTCCAGCAACACCACTTGGTAAAACTTTAGCAGTTCCTGTTTCAACTGTATTTCCTAGTGCTGAGGTGCCTGCTAAACCAGTTTCAATAACTGTGGCTCCAGCAGTAGTGCCTTCATCTCCAAGTGCCGTAGTACCAGCAACGCCAGTAACTTCAACGGCTAGAGGAGCGTTCCACGCTCCTTCACCCCATGTGCCTCGACCCCAACCAGTAATGTTCGCCATTGGTTAGCCTTTTGTTAGGCTATTCTAATAATAGCGTTTGATGCGTCTGCTGTTGGAAATTGAATTGTAAAAGTACC